GCCAAGACGGTCAAGAGCGGCATTTCCCAAAACCTCACGGGTACGGCTTCCTTCACCGCCGCAACTGTTACGGTGGATATGACCTACTCGCTGATGTACGACGCAGATAGCGGCTGCTATCGGGCGGATGTGGTGATGAACCCCAACCCTTCCGGAGCGGCGCAGTTCGCCTTCCAGTTCGAGCTCTCCTTCTCCGACGGGGACTTCGAGGCTTTCGAGGGGACGCTCTCGGGCAGCGGGCGCATCGTCTCGTCCATCCCTTACCGCGAGGACAAGCCGCTGGATAGCGCATCGGCCAGTGTGCAGAGCCTTACCGCAGGGTATCTGGTGGGAAATGTTTCCGGAGGGGCTTCCTACAAGACGGAATCCGAATAGTTCACTTTAATAAAAACCTTAAAAACAAACAAAAGATGGAAAACGAAACGGTAAAAAACAAAGATGCGAAGATGCTGGGACTGATGGTTCTTCTCGTGGCTACGGTAGTGGCCATCGGAGCGGGCTTCTCGGCGATGTTTCCCGGCGGCGGGGCTGGGGTGGACTGGTTCCACGGTATACCGGCCATAGCTTGTGCGGGCTACTGCGCGTTCCTTGTGGCGCGGGCGATGATCCAACTGCACAACAAGGATTGATTTACCACCGTCCCTCTTGTTAAGCAGGAGGGACGGATATTTAACAAAACATTAAATAAACAAAAGAAATGAAACCAAGAGGACTTAGAAATAATAACCCGGGAAATATACGCTTGTCTGATACTTTGTATGTGGGAGAGAAGGAAAGCAATGATCCTGAGTTCAAACAATTCACAAGCATGGCCTACGGATACCGGGCTATGTTCATGCTTCTATATACTTATCAAGTTAGATATGGGTTAAACACTATTTGGGGTATGATTTCCCGTTATGCACCCGAAAACGAAAATAATACATCTAATTATGTTCGCCAAGTTTCTCAATGGTCTGGTATTGACGCGAACAGCCGAATAACTGCCACAAACAGAGACACGATGATTCCATTGGTTTGTGCCATTAGTAGATTTGAGAATGGAGTACAGGCTAATCAAAAAGATGTTGAAGACGGATGGAATATGTTTATTCGTGATGCGCAGAAATGATACAAATGAAAATTAAATAACAAATTAAAATAGTCCACTCATCATGTTACGGTTGAAAGATATTCACACGGAAAAACCTGAATTGTATCCAAATGTGGAAAGGGTTCTTTCTACAGCTAAGGAAAAAGGTTACACGATTGTTGGCGGATACAGGCTCCGTAATACTGGTGTAGTGGACTATATCCCTCAGCCCGGATTGCAAGAAGATGTATGTTCAAGCGACTGCAACCTTATATTCATGTGCGGACAAGGAACCAGTGGGAAGACATTTGCAATGTTCCTGAAAGCATTAGGAGGGATGGACAGACAAAACTTCACAGCCCGACTAATTTCTGTTCGCGCATTGGATAGCAAGAAGGGTTCATCCATTTTCCGAGATGGAGTCTCCGTGTGTGGTAATTTTGCAGGATGTGATTATAGTTCTTCGGATATTCCTACTTTTTCGTGGAAGAAGTATAACAGCAATCTTCAGTTAATACACTCGAACTTTAATTACGCAAACCCGGCAGAAAAAGAGGCTTTCGAGGACTACGCAAAAAAAGTTCAGGCTTCTTTGATCATGATTGACGAGGCCACCGAAATGAAGCATTTCGGCATGTTTTCTTTCTGGTTCATGCGTAACCGTGATGATTCCGGAAAGACGCCTCAAATGATATTGTCCTTTAACCCATCTCACGACCATTGGACAACGCAGATGCTTAAAGACGCGGGCTATCTTGGCGATGATTGGTATCTGCGCAAAGATATGATAGGTAAGATTCGTTATTTTTATAATAACGGGGATACTCCGGAGGGGATCATTTGGGGAGACAGCCGGGAGGAAGTTGTCCGTTTAGCCGGATTGGTTCTTAAACCGGAAGATGAGGCGGCAGGTCTTACAGTGAATGATTACGTGAAGTCTTTTACCGTATTCACAGGTACAGCGGCAGACAACCGAGAACTGGTAAACGCTACGGGAGGTCAATCGGTAGCAAACCTTCATGCGGTAGGTAAAACACAGCGTTCTATCGTTGGAGATGCTTATTTTGGTGCTGTTGATAATGAAGAATTGACCGTATCTCGCCAGATGATACATAACCTTTGGTCAAATCCAAAGGATGATGACGAGAACATGTATGCTACTCTTGACGTATCAGGGGGAGGCACAGACAGCGACGATTGTCCTATGGTTATTTGGATGGGGCTTACCATTGTTGCTATAAAGTTTTTCCGGGGAGACCCGAAGCAATTGGTAGGGTGGATAGATAGTACACTTTCTGAATATGGAGTGCCTATTAACAATTTCGCTTTCGATGCTACCGGATTGGGCTTTTATCTCAAGGGATACTCCGGTGGTATGCCTGTTACGGCAAACAGGCGTACAATACAAGAGATAGACAAGTACGGTAATCCTGTAATCATAGAACAATATTTCAACCTTCGTTCTCAGTTATTAGGCAAAACGAAAGTGCTTTTGGAGACAGGGGAAATATCCTGCGTTGTGGACAAGAATATGGTTATCCCTTATGGGAAAAAAGGTATGAAGCGCAAGCTAATTGATGTGCTTTTTGATGAAATGAATGTGTTCACGGCTACCACTAAAAACCGGAAGATATATTATCGCCACAAGGATGAGTACAAGGCTAAATTCAAGTCTTCACCTGACCTTATGGATGCAATAAGTTACAGGGCAATATTTGAGTTGGATGCGCGTCCGAAGAAAGCTCCATCTGTCCAAATTGAAGAAAATGCCTATAATGGACTATATAAAACATATAGCGGAAAAGATCAAGTTATATGGATATGAAATCCATTTAATATATAACTAACATTCAATTTTTTACTACATTTGTAGTAAATGAGGGGATGCCGATAGGCAACATAACTTTTTGTTTCATATCAATACGTTAAAATATGAACATATCCGAACATTTACAGAAAGATTATTGGGTAAGAAGACTTACCCCTGATTCTCCTGTTGCGTATTCCAATAGAGGAAACATCAAGTATAGAGAGCCTTTTATTCGGGATAGCGGATCGTCTTACGTGTACCTCACACAAGAAGATTTGATGAACGAGATTGAACCTTCCGCTCATGAGGTAATGTCGAAATATCAGTCCATGCGGCCAATTTATGAGCCTACTGGGGAGAAAGACGATAATGGTAGAGAAAAGTGGGCTATAAGAGGATATGATCATGTAGAAACGGTTTCTCTCGGGTTACAGAAATCATTTGCGTTAAAAAAAGCATCTCATTTCGCATCCAACGGATTTTGGATAGCCAATGAGACTACAAATAAAGAGGCGTATAATAATCTTATGTCTTGGAAGGATTCAGTAGGATTATATACAGCGTATCTCGAAGTAGTCCTTTCATGCTTTCAAACTGGGGATGGAGCCATTTACTTATACCAAAGAGGTGATACGATAGAGTACAAAGTATTCTCTCGTATGTATGGTGATACCCTTTATACGGATTTTGATGAGGATCGCAATCCTGTAAGATATAGGGAGTATTCTATCAAAGGAAAGAGGGCGGTAGATATATTTACAACGAAATACCGAGAAACATGGGTTCAATTAGACCTTGAGCAGGATAAGGGTTGGCTGAATAAGTTTAAGGGCTGGTTTGGCCGTATTGATGGAACTCGTTCCGAGGATGGGTTTGTGCGGGTATATAGAGAGGAAAATCAAGTAGGTGGAGATTATGTTCAGCTCATTTATTTCCGCGTGAACGACATACCCAGTGGAGTGGCCGAAGAAAGCATCAAGGCATTAGAAAGAGCCTTATCGTATGTAGCTGAAGAAGTACGCGCTTCTGCATTTAAGGAACTTTTTATCAAGGCGTCAAAGATCAGCTCTCTTCCTCCTATGGGCGCGCATGGCAAGGTGTACGCCGTAACAGGAGACTCTGAGACGGTTAAAAATGCAGACGCAAAAGTGCTGGCTCCACCTGACGCAAGCAATATAGCCACACTTAATATCAATAAGATAACTGAAAATATCATACGCACAACAATGAGCGTATTTATAGAGCCTGATATTCTTAAGTCGGGTTCCGATTCCAGCACCACTATAAAAATCATGTTTGCCCCCGAGATACAATGGTGTCAGACGATGTGGCCTCAATTTCACCCTGCCGTAAAAGAAATGGTTGAGGTTTTCAAGCGTCTTGTCGGTAAAGTGGAGGGGAATCCCACTGAATATGCAGACCTTCGTTTATCGGTAGGTTTGGATGTTTGGATTCCTCAGAATGATGCAGAACGCATAAAGAATGAGTTAGACCAAGTTTACGCTCGTGTCAAATCTCGATCGGCTGCAATGGCTGATATAGGCAATCAGCATATAGATGATGAACAAAAAATCATTGAAGAATGGATTCAGGAACTTGAACTGAAATCAAGAATCCCAGCAGAGGAGGCCGCAAAGATCGAGCAGAAGTATGGGACTACCGTATCATCGAATAGTGCTGATGTTATCTCTGACGACAACAATCCTTCTTCTCCGGCCATTGACAATAACTCCAAAGGTAAAACAATAGCTGAAAGATAGGCATGATCAAGATACCGCTTCGTCCTGACGATAAATCAGCTTGTGAAGAGCTACAAGAGAACGAGATGGATGCTCTCACTTATTATGTCATATCCGGATGCACGAAGGAATATGCGCAAGAACACTTCATTCTAAGTGATTATAGAGTATCTAAGGCTGCATTAGTTCGTGTGTCAAATCAGTTCTTTGGCAGTGAAAAAGCCCGTAAATATATAGCTTCATACAGGCAAACGTTAAATGATTTTTTTGACGGCTTAAAGGGTACTCGTAAAGAAGAAGAAGTAGAAGAAGAAGTAAAAAAAGATTCCAAGGCTGAAATATCTGGAGAGGCCACCAAAAAGAAAAGAATAGCGGCAGTTCAGAAGATAATCGACTACATCATCAGCGAAGCGGAACACATAAATACCCTTGAAGACCCGGAAACACTTGTAAAGATAGCCGACAAGGTGGGCTTGTTCGATGATTTTGAAAAAACGGCTGAAGCCCCGAGAAGATACCTGCCCATAGATCGTTGTGGTGATTGCCGGTATTACCAATTCTGCACATCAGACAAGGTAATAGATGAATGTAAAAGGTGTCGATACAAGCATTATGCCGAGGAGAATGGGGTTTACTACGACCATAAGAACATGCTTGGGGATATAGAAAAACTTGAACAATAAATTTGCAAAGGGAATTATCTAATTTAGTCTTGCAAAAAAAATAAACTAAAAACTTTGTTTTTTAATTTACTTTACTTATCTTTGCAACATGATTAAGGCGTACAAATATAGACTGAATCCTACGGTGGAGCAAAAAGACTTCTTCGAGAGGTCTTTCGGCTGCGCACGGTTCGTCTATAATTGGGCGTTGGACACGCGGGTTAAGGCGTATCAGATGGATAAGACAAGGTTGAGTTGGGTAGATATATGTAAATCACTTACTGCTCTAAAAAAGGAGCAAGATACCCAAGCATACTTGCGCCGCTGTTTTCCGGGAAAGAAAAGACTTTGGTGTCCATAAATTTTTTTGGTTTTTTATATTGCGATCAATATCGACCGTGATACAAATGTATATACATCATAATGGACACTTAAATAAGTAACAAAAACATATTAAATCATTGTAATACAAATTGTTAATTCAATGTTTCAGGTAACATCACAAACTAAAAAATCTTCGTGGTTCTTTTGCCATGTATGCAAAAAGAAAGGCGGCTATGTAAGCCGCCCAAAAAAAATAAGAACAGATATATGGATGAAAAGAAAGTGCCTTATTTACTACTATTTACCCAAGAATTAGGCATTATTTTTCTGAATTTCATCAAAGAATAGAACTTACGAACCTTTGGTGGATTCTCATCTGAAAGTTTGTTCCGATAAATAGTTTCCTTGACACTCGGTAATGGTTTCTTGTAAATGTCCGCAATATCTTTTGTTGTAACCAATACATCCAAATTATCAGAAACCAAGTCATAGCATTTTCTTATTTCTTCCGCAGTGCAATCATTGTGCATCAACTTCAACTCCCATGCGTGCAAAACATCAAGCAAAAGATTATTCATCTGCTTATTGTTTTCCTGTTTAATGTTTGCTTTATCACTCATCGCCGTTTGAAAGATTGAAATCACAAAGGCTTGGTTTTGTTACCCGGATGGTAAATTCTACTTGTACAGCGTCTGCCGCTTGGCCGTATTTATCTCTCCAAAACTCCGTAGCCGTTGTTATGGGGTTCGGTAAACCTACAATTTTCACCCTTTTATAGTCATTGTAAAATGTAACTTTCTTGTATTTCCTGATGTCCGGGCTGTCTATGCTATCGCTTTGGTCATACAGAGATTCATTGAATTTTTGGATTATGGCATTGGCATTGGTGAGATCAGCATTTTTTGCTTGCACGAGGAAATTAACCTTGTAATCAAAAGCCCCGGCGACCGTTTTACCATCCGTGTGCTCCCCCTCTTCTTCCGGGTATGATACAGATTCAAATCCTTTTATACCGCAATCCAATCTATCGTCAGATGAAAGATAGCAAAGGCCGTATTCATCGAAAGTATCTACAACTTCCCCTTCACCTATTAGTATTCTTACTTTAATCATATATTTTTTGGTCTATGGATAAAGAATCTTCTTTACTGAAATCTATTTTCCCTTTTCCACCATACACAGTACATGTATCACACTCGTCGTATATCCTATTCAGTCTTGCGTCAGATATAAGCACCGGGCATTCTTCCGAAGGGACCTTACATCCGTAAGCCTTTCGTATGGAGGAAGATTTGCGTTCGTATTTTTCTTCTATGCGAGAAAGCATATCTCTTGTCTTGCCAAGAGTTCTTTCTTGCCCCTCAATATATTCTTTTTGCATGTTGATAATCTGTTGGACATTGGCAAGAATGTCTTTTTCTTTCTTCTGCTTATTTCGGTAGGCAGTTCCAAGCCACGCTATAATAGCCGTAAGGATAGGTAGGAAAAAGTCTATCAGTATGTCCGTCATGATATATGATGTTTTTTGTTTATACTATTTCATTAGTTAGTCATATAGCATACTTTCATTGTACTTAATGAATTTAACATTGTCATCACTTTCTGCCTTTATGATATTTTCTCCGAAGATATACAGCGGTACTCGTATGGGATGGAAGTTTTTTTGAGTGCATTTGATAGTCATATCACACCCATTCGCAAAATACAGCATGGGTATAATTGCTTTATCATAATTTAATGCAACACGTATCGACCCGGTGCAATTATGAAATACATATACCTGATGCTGGTCAAGTAATTCCCCGTCGAAGTTTCTTTCGACAAATACGCCCTCTTTCTCCATGTCGGAGAAATCAGCCAATAGATCATTTATGGATGGATAACCTCTCTCCAAAGCCCAGTCAATCGTCATTTTATATAACTCGATAGCCTCTTCTTTGGATTTACATTCTTTCAGATGGGATAAATTATTTTTGCACATCCCATTCAAACGCGCACCTCTTAGCAGTTTTTCTTTCCAACTATCCATATCCGAAGTTTATACTACAAATATAGTGAAAATCAGTAACCATACATCATGTATTTTAATCATATTGACGTATTTACTTGATAACTTCCCTTTACCCCCACAGGCTTAATCACCCGGTCAAGATTTGAAGCAATGTTCTCGCAAGCCACAGCTGCTCTTTCGGCACGGGCTACTATGTCGGCTGTATTCTGCGCAATCGTAGGCAGATAAGCAAGATGCTGATTCTGTACCGTGATGAGGTTTGTCATTGATTCACCCGTAGTAAAATCTGTTGATCCTCCTTGCATGATTGCCAACATCTGAGACACCGTAGCATCTATATGGCTCATGTAGTAGTTTTGGGTATTTATACCCGAAGCAAGTCCAAGGATGCTCTCCTCGGATGCGGTAGCTATATCCTTCGATATTCCGGTGAGATCGCCTCCCATGTCTCTGGTAAGCAACCCCATCTTTTCGAGATAGTCAGCACCTACACCCAATCCGGCATTCATTTCATCTTGGGCTTTTTGCTGCAATTCGTATATCTTTTTCCATGTAGAATCCAAAGAGAAATCCCCTGCATCGAGCTGGTCTATGTAAGTGTATAGCGGTTCAAGAATCTGTTTGGCGATGCCACCAAGCACTGCTTCTGTTATGAGATTCTCCATCATGTCCTGCATGGACTCCTCAATGGCTTTACGGGTATCTCCAAACTCCTTATAGGCATCTAACCACGACTGAGCAAATGTTCTTGCGGCACCAGCAAGGTCTGATCCAAGCATGTGCTCGGCCAAAGTGCCCTGCATATCTTCAATTTGATCATGCAAATCTCGTATGGTCTCTTGATAGTCCTTTATTTTATCTTCATCAGCCTTTTTACCCTTGCTTCTCTCTGCTGCAAGTTGCTTTTCCGTAGCGGCTATCTGAGCGCGAAGATTGTTTTGCTGGTCTCTGAAATTCTTGACAAACTCTCCGCCGAACAACTTGTCAGACGCAGCTTGCAAACGTTCATAGGAGTAAGATAGAGCATCTATTATCTCCTGCTGACGCTTTATCTCCTTATTGGCTCTTTTAATCCTTCCCGCATAGAATATATTCGTTATGCCGGATACTATATTCCCTATTGCACCGATAACAGATGTAATGCCTCCGAGAATATCTCCTTCCATGAAGGATGATACAGCCATTGCTCCTTGTTGCGCACCTTCTGATACCTTATTGAATCCACCTACCAAATCCTCGAAGAACTGTTTATCTTCCTCGGATGCACCAAACGCATCCATAAGGTTGCGGATTCCGTCAAATGCTACATTTATCTTGTCTGTCCATTCCCCTATTTTTAGAGCAGCCATTGCCGCTTTATTGGCAATATCCTCATAAGCATTAACCGTATTTTGAGATTCTTCATAGTTCTTTCTTGCAGCGTCAGATGTCTCTTTCTTCGCCCTTGCTTCATCCCAAGCTGCATCGGCAATAGCCCGCGCGTTCTTTGTTTCCTGACTATCCTCTCCTTTTTCCTTTTTTATTTTTATATATTCTTCCTCAGCCTTTTGAGCAACCAACAATGACTTTTCGTAATCGTTAGCCGCATCTTCCGATTTTATCATGTTATCGGTAAGTTCTTCTATGGCCTCTTTATAACTTTTATTTTTAGTCAATGCCATGTAGTCTTTTATGGCCTTAGAGAGCGTCTTAAACGGATTTTTAGCCGCTATTTGAGTCTCTATATCGTTGATTCGTCTTTGCAACTCCTTCAATTCAGTAGGAGCCAAGGATTCCCCCCATTGGGATTTCAGTTTCTTCAGTCGTTCAAGCATGGATTCCAACATGCTCTTGGATGCTGTTTCGAGGTTATCAAACATCCGAACATACATAGGAGAATCCTTAAAAGCATCCCACGCAAGAGCAGCAGCCTGCTCCTGCTCACGTTTACGATAACCTTTGATAAGACGTTCCTTATTATCTCCAAGGCTTTCGCTCGCTTCAATATCAGCTATCTTCGCCGACGTTTCCTGAGCAAGACGAAGACGCTTTTCAGAGTACGATTGTTCTTCCTGTATCTCTTTTTCCCAGTTTTCGATACGTGCAGCTGTAGCCTCAAGACCTGCTTTTATTATATTATCAAGCGCAGTTTTATTCCCCTCTATGATAATATCATTGTATTTATCAGCAAGCAATGCGAGCTTCATATAGTTTACCTCCAACGTATTGGTATTGATAGCCCCTTCAAGGTCTATTTCTTCCCCCGTAGTAGTCTTGAACAGATTTCTTATCTGATCTATTATCCTCTGCTTTAATCCATCTCCCGTGTCGCCATATACGCTCAAGGTTATATCGGCGGACAATTTCCTGTCTCCGGTAATGTTAAGCATTCTATCGAAGAACTCTTTTGCAGTCTTTGTGCGAGACACCTCATCCGAAAGACGTTTAAGCTCTTTCTCTATCTTATCTTTAGCGTCAGACCAATCAACATCTTCTATCTTAAATCCAAGTTCGATAACATCCTTCTCCGAATCCGGAAGGGTACGCATGATGTCTTGAATCTTTTTAAGAGCCGCTTGATACTCTTTCGAGGTCTTAGGAAGTTCTATTCCATACTTCTTGAATATATCAAGCGTTTTCCCAAACTCTTTATTGATCCTTGCTTGAGCCTCTGACTGAGATATATACTTTATGTATTCTTTGTATCTCGAATACACCTTTTCAAGGATAGACAGCTCTTCCTTCAAGTTGGACAGACGCTTATCAGTCTGCGTACCTCCACCTCCTTCTGATTGGATGAGTCCGAGCTGATTGTACATATTGAGTACCTGATGAGCCATATCCGCCATAGCTTGCGCCTCGTCTCTTGCAGCGGTAATGTTTTCTCTTTCGGCTTCCGTTATATTGCCTGAATCGAGTGTTTTGTTGTATTTGTTTATAAGGTCTATATTCTTTTTATACACCTCTGCCGTAGAATCCATTGCCGAAGCAAAAGAATCGAATTGGGAGATCGTAATATCGTCGAACAATCGAATATTTCTAACCCCCAATGACGTTTTCAATGCAGTAGAAAATCCCTGCAATGTCTTTTTCCACGAACCAAAGGAATCGATATTTTTCGCGGCCACAGAAGGGAGTAATCCCAACGCAGACATTGCTTGATTAGCTGTGTTATAAAGTCCTACAAGGCCACCATCTCCATTACCATCTTTACTGCCAGTTTGTATTTCATTTATCTGTTCAATTATAGCCTGCTTGTCAGCATTGTTCAATGCGACAGTCCTCTTTATTAATCTATTACCACTTTTATCAGTGGTTAATTCTTCCTTGGTTCCTATCCTTAACTTTTCCCGTAATGCATTAATTTTAGCTTCCTCTTCTTTTATTTTTTTTTCTGTTTTTTCAAGTTCTTTCTCTAAAACACTTTCCCTTGCCTCTTCTTCTGCTTTATACAAATCTCTTAACTTATCGTTCAAAATATCTATCCCCTCTCCATATTTTTTCACTTCTTTAACCGCACCGGGATAGCGATTAGCCAATTCCTGCGTTACCTCCTTTAATTTTTTCTCTTCTTCGGCTGTTCGATTTAATTTTTTGCTTAGTTCATCATAAGCCTCTATGAGAGGGGTAACGCTTTTATTGAATTGATCCATTGAAGACACAGCTTCGTTTGTGCTCTTTATTCTTTCCTCAACAGTTTCAATATTAGTGGCAAGCCGGAATATGGCATATCCCAATCCTACTACCGCCGCAAGAGCAATACCCCAAGGGTTAGCAAGCATTGCTGCCGTAAGTTTCCAAAAAGACTTTGTCAGCACATTCGTTGCTGTGGCATGTTTAAGTACAGCTCTCGTATGTGCCTTGGTGAGTGCTGTTGATAATTTATTTGCTTTATTAACACCAATTAATGCAGCAATATATTTTGGAGTTTGAATTATAGCCTGTTTATGAGCTAAATTAAGTAGTTTACTTACTTTTCTTACTGCTTCTGCCGAAACAGCTAAGTTTTTATACGAAACAATAAGTACTGCCGCAGACAAGGAAACTCCTTCCATCACCTTTGCTACCGATCTCCAATTCTGCATTAATTCTTTGGTGATGCTTATAAGACCTTCCATTGATTTTCGTACAACAGAAGTATTACCCATTTCATCGAGCATGATCGCGTAAGCATCCTTGAGGTTGCTCCATTGACCGGCGAGCGTAGCGGCTTGCTTTTCCTGCATGTTATAGAACATACCTCCAGCATTGGTCATATCCTCAAAAATTTCCTTTACCATTTCAAAGGATACGGCTTTTTGAGAGATGAGGTCAAATACCTCACCGGTAGTTACCAATTCACCTCTTAGCTGGGTGAACTTCTCTGCAAGCAATTCAACAAGCGGGATTCCGGCTTCTGTGAACTGCCGCAGTTCAGTGCCTCTTAACACCGATGCCGCTTTCACCTGGCCATAAGCCAATATGAGCCGACCCATATCTACACCAAGACCAGCGGAAACGTCTGCAAGCCGTTTTGTGGTATCAAACAAGTCTTCTGTTTCGATTCTATAAGCAGAAAGTTGCTTTACATAGCTCACCAAATCTTTGATCTCAAACGGAGATTGTACCGCAAAGGTTTGGATTTGGTTAAAAAGTTCGTTCGCTTTTTCCGTGTCTCTGATGATAGCCCCAAGAGATACTCTCTGCAACTCAAATTCAGCCGTTATTTCACGGATAGACTGTGCAAAGCGAATCGCTGCCCCTATGGAGAAAAGCACAGCGGTTCTGGCCAACAAACGGGATATATACGTGCTTTGAGCGTTATATCCCTCATTGGTCATTTGGATGGAACGCAAGATGTCTTTCTGTTTTCTTACAGAATTATTGGTGTATGCCGCTAAACGGGCATTAGCCTTGCTCAACTCGGTAGAAAGCCTACTTACCTCGGCGGCTATTTTTTTGAACTTTTCGCTACCGAATTTAGTATCTTTCAGCCTTTCCTGCTGTATCTTTAATTTTGCGTTTATTGCATTTAAGCTATTTTCCTCTGCTTTTAATATTCGTTGCGTTTCAAGACCTCTTCTTCGCTGCTCGTTCATTACGGCTTGCCGCCTTTTATTCTCTTTGTTAGCAGCATCTATCGCTTTCTTCCGGGCTTTCTCTTCCTCTTTAGCCCTCTTAATCTCCTCTTGGGTAGTTTTCCGTTTCTCTTCTTGAATTTTCTTTTCAAGTATTACTTGCGCCTGCCCCCCTGTTATAGTTTCTTGGGATAGTCTTTTGGTTAGCTCTATACGTTTTTGAAGCAAAGATATTGCCTCATTAGAATAATCTCCGTCAGGGGTGTACATCTTGCCGCTGGCGTTAAGCTGGGCAAGCTGCTGGTCAAGAGATTTTATCCTATCCTGTAGTTCGGATACTCTCTTGCTTTGATTTATTAGTTCTTCAGATAACGTGTTGTTTGATGCCGCCTCAGATACTCTCTTGTTCCACGCTTGAAGGCTCAAACCAACTTCCGATAATTTATTCGTTAATTGGGCAAACTCATTGTAAATTTTTTGAGCCTTGTTGCTTAGATTATTGTTCTCATCGAACTTTACATCAAAAGACATGGAGTTCCACAACTTGTTCAACTCCTTGATCCGATCCTTTATCCCTTCTATGCTATCCTCAAACCTCTCTGCCGCCTCATCTATTTCAGCGGAATCAATGTCCACTTTGACTTTTGGCTGCCTTTTACTGATAGCATTCTCTATTTTAGACATGGCCTCTGGGACTTGCTTCAATACCTCTTCAACACCTTTATCAAGGTCAAATCCCACCGGGAATATTAATTTATCTTCTGCCATTGCCTTTATGATCTAATGAGTGTTACTATTTTTTTCTATGTTTCTTATCGCATATTCCTGCAACTCCTCCATGTTCATTTCCTTGGGGGGCTTAACCCCAACTCCGTACCTGTGCAGCATGTCGCTTAATTTGCTATTGCTAATGGATGGCCTGCGTACTTCCAACTTGCGTTTTTTCGGCTCTTCATAATCGTAATCGTAGTACCCTTTGTCTATTAACATCAGCGTAACAAAGTTCGCACTATCCAAGTACCAATACTTCAACCATGACCAAAAACAATAATTCCCATATATATGCTTTATCTTTTCGTTGTCTGACGCGCTTTCAAAGAAACTTCCGACTTGTCTTCCGCTTTTTTCCGAGTAGCGTCCTCCTCCAACATACTTTCCGCACTCTCCATTCTTTCTTGATAGGATTTGATTCCTTCGCCAACCAGCTTCGTAGAGAGCGCGAGTGCTACCTTTGTAATTTGCCAGTTGGCTAAGAAAAAATCCACCCCTTTATTATTCATACCCGCTTTGTTTATCTCAAAGGTATGCTCGCTATCCCGAAGATCAAGAATGCGCCAAGTAATAGCAAAAAGAAATGGAATGAATAGAGCCTTGTTGTTCAGCAGATAATACGCAGCAGTCTTGCTGTGAAGCGTTCTTATTTTTTTATCTATCCGTTTGGCTCTCTTTATAGTGATTTCTCCTTTAGATTCCCGTTCAAGGATAAGTGCCTCCTTTTCCAAGTCAGCAATCTTCCGTCTTACTGTATTGCTTATCTGCTTTACCGAATATACTTTGCCTTGAACAACAATAGTACAAGGCGCGCCATCCCGAACGGTCTTCTCTCTTTCGAGCATGGATATTACATCGTTTTCCTCCATTTGAATTTCGCTTTTTAATCAAAAGAGCCGTAAGCCGAAGCTCACGGCTCTCGCCTGTTTACATAACATGTTGCTGTTAATCGGCATACTGGGTTTTTCCGACAATGAGCATACCGGTTTTGAGATACGTGGTATCTACGTTCTCAGCTACTACCGTTACAGTAACACGGAGAAGCCCATCTTCGATTGTCAGGTTCGACGTAATCTTTGCCTTGGGCAAAAGCAGTGCCTTGCTCATTTCGTCGTTCACAATCATGATAGGACGGGTCATCGTGGGAAGCTGATAGCCAAATCCGATCACTTTGGTAATAGATGCCCACGCCCCTGTCCCAGCACTCACAATCGTATCAGAGATTTCAGAACCCTTCAAGAACTCCTTGAACGTTTCAGCCGAGGTATCTGCCATCTGGAAAGTGAATCCAAGAGTACCCGACGTAACAGATGCGGTGATAACGTCTCCCTGTTCGTCAAGGATATTGTTCACCTCCGGGTCTTCACCATTCCACTCCGTTGAATCCTGCACGACCTGACCGAGGCTCTTTGCTCCCTCTAATTCAGAGGCTTTTTGGGTGTCATAGTTGGTAATCTCATCGAACAGAATAATGTCAGACTGACCATTGAAAAGGTCAGTTACACCAGCTCTTGCAATTTTTGATGCTGCCATGATTTTATTCTTTTTTAATTGTTAATAAATTGTTCCATTCAACACAATACATATTGTTTACATACACATACTCAACGTATATCAACGCTTTCGATTGAACCTTCATCTACTTTTGATTCGTTCATCCTCCACTCTACGTTAAGTACGGTTACTGAATATCCAGAGTTTACATTGATACTTGTAGGGGTGATTATGTTGTCAGGATTGAGGTTAAAGAAGAAATCACCCGACTTGACATACTTTATCAAGCCATCCAACTGAGATATGATCTCGCTTACCCTGTATCGCTTAACCGAACCGTTACTGTTTGTTCTACAATAGACAGATACGGCAACGCTACCCTTGAAAACACCCAAAGGGTGCGTCAAAGAGCTTACTATGCCGTTGATCATGATGTCTATGAAGTCATCAGGAAGCTCGGTGTTGGGTCTTTCATCATGCTGATATACTTTAAGCGTAGCCGTATCAGTATCCGATGTATGGATGACAATCTTGCCGTCCAACATCTTCTTTAACTCCGCGTCGGGTTGTACATCCGCTATGTTAATCATACCTTAAAGTTTGGAAACTCCGCCTTTACTATCCTTTTGAACTCACCAAGCATGTCTTTTACAACACCTCCCTCGAAGTAGTCATACTTCCCTTCCAGTTTTACAGCATAGGGAACAGCCGAAAACAAGACTATCCAAATGCCATTACTGAAATCGGTAGATGCCATTACCAGTGCCTGATCAAGTTCTTCATACCCCCATACAGTTTGTTCCTTGTAACTTTGAGGCTCCAAAGCCCTCTTGGTTGGAGCATAGGATGTCAATCGTCCGTTTCTGTAAACCCCTACCCCCGTACTATCCGCAAGGTTTCCGGTATATACGGGTATCTGACCCGAACCTTCAACATACATGACAACAGACTTGGCCAAATCAGTTAGAACTTTTACAATTCTATCTTCCAACCCGCGAACGCGCTTCTTCAGTATTTTGCGAAACACTTTATCGTTGTTATTGCCAAAATCTTCAGCCATAACTATTTCCCCATTCCTTGTTTTAATTCGATGCGGGTCATAGAGATGGGCTTGGATTTCATTGATATGTCTCTGACATTTTCAACCAAACTTTTTATAACCCTACCCTTAAAGGTAGTTACGGTTACATCATCGTTGATGTAAATCAATACATCATTGCTTGGTATAAACAAGAACGGATTTCGGATTACCATGCCGTTAGAGTAGCTTTGACCTCCTTCCTCATACAGGCAAATCCCTTCATATACGACTTCCTTTATAAGGTTGCCATACTTGTCGGAATTTTCAGTATCCCGCTCTATCTTGCACGTGTCTTTGAAATCAATGAGTTCCATATCCACGCAAATAACCTCCATCGAACATTCCGCCGGTCTCAAGGCTTTCGTCCTCAGTATCGAATCCGTGCTTCTTACGCAGGGCATCCGCAAGCATCTTAAAACGATCACGGTCTGCCATAGTGATCGTATAACCACCTCTGCTTAAAGATACGTCTCCTACCTGTTCCGAATAACCACCTCCGGCAAAAACACCTAAAACAGCGTAATAGACGGTAGAGGACGCATAATCAAGTCGTACCTGGTATTCCGGATCATCGTCGAAGTCATCCAAATTGTCTTCCAATTTGACAGGCTCAAGCCCAACTTCTTTCGGGCTACGCGCTGCCCTCAACAGGACGTTGTTCGGCAAATCAAGACCGAAAACCAAACTCCTCAAATAGTCCTCTACTGTCATATACGCATTATTTATAGGTTAATCATTCCCCGCAACCGTTAAGAAGCGGCATTGACTACATTCAGGAAGTACATGTCTTTAGGACGATTCGGTACACACAAAGCAGTCAGCTCGGATACCCACTCCTGAATCTTCATCTTTTGGTCATAACGATACTCAATGATTCCTCGACCATCATAAATCAAGCTGTAGATGCCCGACTTGTCAGGAAGCATAGGAGTTACGTTCTTGATGGTACCGATAGCACCGGCAGGACGAATAGCGAAAACGCGAGGCTCGAAAGCATCCAACTGGTCTCTAACGAGCTTGTTGCTATCCTTATCCCAACGCTCAACTCCACAAACAATATTATTGAACTTCACAGGGATACCTACCATCTGACGGAACAGCTGCTGCTGCTCTTCCTCGAAAATACCTTTCGCGATTTCAGCAGCTTGCGTCTGCCCTTCTGCTCCCGCCAAACGCAAAACAGGATTGCGAAGATAGCCAAGCTCTACCTGCCATTTGGGGTGCTTCATCATCTCGTAGAAGCTCTCGGCATTCACCTCCATCTCCACATTTCGATACAGGCGTTTAACCTTGTGAACGAAATCTCGAACATCACCAACAGGATCGGCATCATCTTTTGCTGCTCCGCTGTTCGTGTACCACTCAACGGTAGTTTTGTTCGAAGCAGGTACTTGTGCGCTGAACGTTACACCCTGAATACCTTTGGGGTTATTTGCGTTCGTAAGAGTTACTTCGCCCTTACTACACATCTGGCCTCTCTGATAGTTCAAGGTGCCTACATGGGCATCCGTCAGTTCAAAAATACCACCTGCGAGACTTTCAGTAAGAACATCATCGAAAGTGATACCATTTACGTCTCCGATCATATTCACCGAAGCATTGATCTTCTGACGGGCGATTTCGATTGCTCGCATATCCCCTTCGTCGCGCCGGAAGATGGCTTTGTGGCGAGGAATTGCGCCATGCAATGCTCCGATACCCTTTGTTCCAAGAGGAACGGGTTCAGAATATGCGTCGAGATAGGTAGCCATTACTTTTACTTGGCCTTCGATCTCCAACTGCTCATAATTGAAATCAATCTGAGGCAAGTCAAACTCGAAACCGGTCAAGTCCAAATCCTGAGATTCATAGGGAGCAATCACACTCCGATACCAAGCGGAGAAACTTTCGCTGCTGGTAAGACCCTTATATCCCATAAGGGTGTCAAGTCCTTTATAATAACCCATAGTTAAGCCCTCCTTTTTTAATCAGCTGAAACTTCAGAAATAAACAGAATGCGCTCTTTCAACGCGGTACGCTGAGTAGATGAAAGAGTAGTCGTCGTACCGGAAATTCTGTCCGCATAAATAACACCTCGCGTTACCACCGTAAGGGTGCACCCGTTCGATCCTACCGTTGCGTCATAGCGGGTCAAGCCCGTAGGAGCTGTTGCTGCCGAACCGATCTTAGGCTCAGCACCAATATGGTCAATCTGTACGGGAGTACCTGCCGGAATGAGCTTCCCAACCGTATAGGTACCACTTACTTTCACAAATACCCCGGAAGGATACTGCTCATCGACTCTATCCCACAGAGGGACTTTCCCGTAGTCGATCTCCTCACGACCATAATCAAACTGATTGCCAATGTTTACACTCATAGCCGTAAAATTTAATTGTTTTTGTTATTACCTCCCCGCAATTTCTCTGCGATTCTCTTATCGCCTTCATACACGGGCTTTTGATCTCCGTTGCTATCATAAGCCTTCTTGGTATCAACTCCTTTCCGGGAAACAGCCTTGTCGAAATACGTCTTTGCTTTTTCAGCAAGTTCGCTTCCGCTCATTTTGCTCCCCGACAATTCATTTACCTCGATTGCTCTGTCCCACGCTTCATCACGCTCCGAAGTGTACTCACCCGCCAGCTTGTTGGCAAAGAAAATATCCTTACCCTCTTTGATAGCGTTCTTTTTTGTACCCTCAGCCTCGAAAGCGTCGATCTTATCCTGCAACGGCTTTACTGCCGCAGTAACGGCATCTGCTACCATTTTAGCAAAATCAGGCTGGTCTTTCGGCTTATCTTTGGGATCGTCAGGCTTGTCATCTTTTTTTGCGTCTGCCATCTTCTTTTTCAATTCTTCCAAAGCCTTTTTCGATTCCGCTGCCTCGCCGCGAGCCTTGTCTGCAATGCTCTGATAGCGTTTAAGCATCTTTTCCGCCCCCTTCACAAAGTTCGGAATGTCTGCTTCGTCTTTTACAAGGGTTTCTGCGGCAGAAGCGACCCCCTCAAAAGTCTCGTCATCAAGCCCCAGGTGCGGATATTCCTGTTGCAATGCTGCCTTAATTTTATCTTTCATGCTGTTTTGTTTTTATGAGAATGTTCGATTTACGCCCATTCTCGGTTATTATTCTACTGTTATTGTATAAGAATACGTCAATTCAGGATTGCAATGACCTTTAGACTGATCTTTGGCATACTCGGCATCCCCAATGCTCCCCGAAGGAATCGTAAGGGTATAACTTCCATTTACAGATATGCTTTCGTCATCTATATCAACATTTAACACATTACCGTCACCTGCCGAAATAGTAGCATTGTAAATAGTTCCTGCGGATTCTCTTACCGTAGCGGTGTTTTTAACGATATTGGGTAAAGATGCAAAGTTCAATTCAAATGACGACAACGTAGCTACAGTTCCCTCCTCAGGCGTAATGCCGGTTGGATTGTAGTCGTAAGCAGTAGTTGGCTTATGTTTTCTTATTGCCGTTGCTATCTGTACAGCTCCCTCGGAGTTGATAGATGGCATAGTTTTCAAGTCAAGTTTATCCATATTGCGAATTATTAATTGTCAAACAAAAAAAGCCATAGGATGAACATCCATAGGCTCTCGACCTCTAATGATAAGGTTATATGTCGAATTAATCTTTATCAATTCCAGTTGTTAATATTTCGCCATTACATATCTCAACTCTTATTTCCTTCCTGCATCTCTTGCACCATAACCGCAATACTCCTTCCGCATTTTCAACAATCCCTAACAACTTAGGCGAATGACCATTCTTTACACACTCGGAACAAAGTATTTTTTTACCCGTTATTCCTCCTTTGGCCATCATCTATGATATTGTTTATGATGTTGAAAATCCATTCGGTACAAATATAAAAAAAAATATAACACTATCAACTAAAACAAAAAAAGAACCCTGTTTTACAATCATTATTTTTCATTTAGATACTATGTGTGTTTTCTCCAGCAACAAGTCGTTATATTTGGAAAAAACATCTACCACGTATTGTTTTGGAGCATACCTGTTATGCCATTTTAAGGCTTCTTCTATATCCTTTTCCGGGTTATGGTAATCCTGTACCACTTGCCACATCTCTATTGACTTGTCTCTGGAAAATCTATCATCAAGGGTATATTTTTCATAGCCGGTTTACGGTTGGCTTCGGCAACCATGATAGGCCGTATCTGGAGAACACCCACATCGTCATTAGCGCCTATCGCCTTCTCATCACCCTTGCTTTCTACCCATATCAATGCTTCTATGAAAATAGACCATGTGTTTATGGTGTCTACTTGATTGTTAAAACTATGATCAATATCATATTTTGATCCATCATCGCAATTATTTTCAGTGGGAATCGAGCTTACGACAAGAATAACCATGAAAAAAAGACATAAATAAAAGTACTTCATTGTTGTTTTTTTTATGTTTTACTATCTATTTCGACGAACTTCATTTATTCGCTTCATCTTTATGGTGTACCACCAATCGTCTATATCAATAATTAACCTCCATTTATTGTTTACTATATGAAATGGTACCCCGTATGAATTAATGCTTATTCTGTCTAATTCTTCATGACAAGCATTTTTTATATTACAGAACAAACCCGTAAAACCTATTTGCACAGCAACATCATCCCGAGTTATTCCCTCATACATCCTTTCCGTAGAAACAGGAATGGATATAATCTTCCTCGGGATAATAGCCAAGTCTTTGAAATCATGGGGTAGGCCTATCATCTTTTTTCAATATGATCAGTCTTTCTTTATCGTTTTTCTTGAACCATACTACAGCCGCCATATTATCGTCTATCGCATTTGGCGCAAAACCCTGACTTACGGCTGTTCTTTTCCATTGGTTTGTAACATGCAATGGCTCTCGGCCATACCTCAACCTACAAAGGTTTCTAAACATGCTCGATCCTATACTCACAAAGCAAACATCATAGATTGTTTTATTCTCACCACCCAGAAATTGTACTACATCTCCCCTTTTTGCTTTGCGAATATTTTGATGATAAAAACTACCAATAGGCAATATGACAAAATCATAGTTCACTTCAACGAACCAATCATAATCGTGGATTATAGGATACGTTACAATATCCCTGTGAACACGTGGAGTATTATCCTTATTATAACGACTTCGATCTTTCGTTGATTTGATTATATACGACATTGAAACGGAACGGAATTATTCACTTTCATCTTGTGTATATTCGCGCTTCATCGCCCCGACCAACGCCGACTGCTCCACGCGCCCTTCCCCGCTTCCTGCAGGTGCTATTCCTATCATATTCTGCTTCTGCAAGCCGAATCTCTTTATGTTTTTTGCTGCCAACAAGTCCCTATTGTTTTCCCGCCCGCACGCAGGGCATACCCATGTGCGGTCTTTCAAAGTCAGCTCCTTGTTGATATAGCCACACTCGCACATCTTACTGCTCGGCTCGAACCGTCCTATGCGGATAAGATTCTTTCCGTACCAGTCGCACTTGTATTCCAGTTGTCTGAAAAACTCGTTCCAACTTGCAGATGAAATGTGCTTGGCAAGACAGTGGTTTTGAAGCATACCGTCCACATTCAAGTCCTCGATGATAATCGTTTGGTTTTCACGCACTATCCTCGTTGTTACCTGATGCAGAAAATCCGTCCGCTTGTTTTCCACTATCTCATATTGACGGGCTACCGCCTTGCGAGCCCGTTCTCTCCTTTTGCTCCCTTTCTGTTTCTTTGCCAAGCGCCGTTGCAATACTTTCAACCGCGTTTCGGCTTTCTCCAAGTATTTAGGGTTATCTATTGCCGTTCCGTTCGACAATACGGCGAAGCTCTTTATCCCCACGTCTATGCCGACCGCCGTTTCTTCGGTTATCGGTGCTTTCGCAGGCTTGTCCGTGCCGTCGTCTACCAATATGGAAACGAAGTACTTTCCCGTTGCCGTCTTGCTTACGGTGGTCGTTCCTATCTTCCCCTCAAATTCGCGGTTCTTGAAGAACCTTACCCAGCCCGCTTTCGGCAGATATACCTTGTGTGCTTCAAAGTCTATCTTGACCTGCTGCACGTACTGAAACGCCTGACGGCTGCCGTGCTTCGACTTGAATTTCGGGAATCCCTTTTTCTCACGGAAAAACCGCGTGAAAGCAGCGTCCATGTTGCGGATAGACGACTGTAAGGATTGATTGCTAACCTCATTTAGCCATATAGTATCTTGCTCCTTTTTTAGAGCAGTAAGTGATTTACATATATCTACCCAACTCAACCTTGTCTTATCCATCTGATACGCCTTAACCCGCGTGTCCAACGCCCAATTATAGACGAACCGTGCGCAGCCGAAAGACCTCTCGAAGAAGTCTTTTTGCTCCACCGTAGGATTCAGTCTATATTTGTACGCCTTAATCATGTTGCAAAGATAAGTAAAGTAAATTAAAAAACAAAGTTTTTAGTTTATTTTTTTGCAAGACTAAATTAGATAATTCCGCATTGAAATTATTTTTATCGCATGACTAACTAATGAATCTCATGCCATATACACTGAACCATATTGCTTCTACAAATAAATTGTATGTGGCATCAGTCATTGCTATTTTATACCCGTTACCTTTGTTTTTGATCAAATTCAAATCATTCCTTATGCGGTCATATACCAACAACTGAGTGTCCTCAAGAACTTTTTCTATGTTGCGATATACATCATACTCGAAGCCCTTTTTCCACAAACTAAAATGCTTGTCCGCTAAAAATAACTCTAAACTGGTATATACCGGATAATTTGAAAAATCCTCAACACCCTTTACATAGAAATCCATGGCAACTCTTAAACATACAGAATAATATCTGCCGTATGATTCTATGCCCAGCAGGAACCTTCTAATCAAATCCCTCCTCGATGTTAGATTGGAAGAATATACAACCATGCGCATTCGCCATTCCTTCCACGACATTTCATAATCATGGTTTACAAGACGAAATACGTGAGAGGACTTCATCTTCTCTACATAATCCTTACAATAGTTCTCATCGCAAACTTTAGAGGCATCTTCTACCCCGTGCCTGTAGCAATCATAAAACAGATACAACAAGGCACGGGTCGTAGAAGCATTTATGCGTGATCTGTAATCCCTCATTCCTCCTCATCTTTTAGGTATATGGCTACACCGGAAAGCTCTGAAAACTTCATCATCTTACCACTCATGCAAGCCACATCAACATCATACCGGCTTCTGTATTCACGGAATCTTTTCAGCACATCTGTACAAGACATTATGACCCCTTTTTTGGAAAGATTGTTAAAGAAATCCCTGCTCTCCTTATCAGAGGCATATACACACGGATTCATCGTGTTGAAGTATATACCTTTAACAACCTTCCGATTAATTGTATAGTTGCTATCACTCGTTTGGCTTCGAGTGAACAGATTCTTTTTATAAATCAACAACTGTAATTTTTTAGCTACTTCTTCTTTTGTCATGGCTCCATCATTCTTGTTATACATAATAATTATTTCTTTTTCTTCGCATTTCGCTCTTCCTTTCTACGCTGCTGGCGCGTCATTTTCCCTCTCTCAACATTACTCTTTACCTCCTTCAAAGCAAACTCATTCTCTTCATCCGTTACATTTTCAGCCTTTGCAGCTCCCATGTCTTCATGTCTTTTAGTCCAATTCTTAATGGCCTTTACCACATCATTTGTTAGCTTTTGATCAGTTGTCAAAGTGTTCGCTACGGTAAAAAGGATCATGCAATATCCGTATATCTGATCCACCTTACCTTGAGTAGCCGCAGCCAAAAGGTAAAGATATGGATGCTGAGTTGCACGTATTCTGCAACTGAAATTACCGGAAACGGTAGTTATATCCATGTGGAATCTGTATATGGTAACTTCAAAATTACCCATTCCTTCCCCCTTGAACGTGTACAACTTCTTGTTGTAGAATTTTCTTAACATTGATTTCATGATGATACTCTATTTGTTTTTATATTTTATTTGCTTCCAATGAAGCAAAGATAATCATTTTTAATCGTTTTCAAATAATGATTGAAAGATATTTTTTACCCCATTTTAATCTGATCTATTTTTCCCTTTCTTTATCTTGTCCCATACATTCTTCTTCCATACATACCAGTATTTCCTTGCTCCATCCAAGCCTTTATTCGGATACAAACTCGAATAGACTTCTACAAATGCTTCTTTTTCTCGCCCTACATTTGACAGGCAGCATTGAACGAGGATGCGAGACAACTTCCAACCTTCCAATTTCTTCTGTGCCGCCCATGAGATCAAATCCTTTTCATCGCTATCGGCTACCTCTTCCAAGTGCATAACAAATTCATCTTTCTCCGTTGGAAATTTCCATCCACACGCAGGACATACCTTGCAAGTAGTTGGAACCAATCTTCCGCACCCCGTATTGCCGTGAATATCCTTTTTCCCCGGGTCGCATGTTTTCAACATTTGAACTCCACCCGAATGACCTTCGTCGTGCCACAGGCAAAATGTTCTATCTTCATCGTACTTCCCAAGACGCTCATAATTCCTGCCGCAATCAAGTATATAAAAATCCTTTTTTGTAGCAGTGGTTCTGGCTCCACGACCCAAAGACTGCATCCATTTAACCAACGAAACCGTTGCGTAGTTGGCTATAACAACTTCCACGTCCGGAGCATCAAATCCAGCAACAAGACAACCAACGTTTACCAAAACAGTGAACTCATTCCTCTCAAACGCTTTTACAACATCGTCCCTCCCTCCGGAATATTCTTCGTCTGTGTCTTCAAAACGTCCGGATAATACATATCTTGCCGATACACCCCTATCATTGAACTCTTTTGTAATCTCAATGGCTTGCTTTGAACTAACACAAAAACATATCGCCTTCTTACCGTTTACCAAGCGGATATATTCGCTGACAACACCTTTATATAGCGTCTTATCCTCGAAACGCTTTGATAGTGCCATCTGATTGTATTCCCCACTTTTGTAATCTATTGATACATCTTCCAACTTAGGAGCCGCTATGCTATACAGATGAGCCTTAGACAAAAAACCCATCCTTATAAGGTCTTTTATTGTTACTGTTTCTGTGATAGCCGAATATATACTTCCTAATTGCTTCATCTTCCCGTATCTCTGAGGGGAACCGGATAACCCCAAAAGAAAAACATCTTTTTTAAGATATGGGTGTATGAAGTCGGAAAAGCATTCATGACATTCGTCTATTATCACGAAATCAAAAGTTCCTATATAATCCCTCCAAGCATCTATTTTTATACGCCTCTTCAGCGTGTGAGACATGGCGACAACAATACTATTTTCGGGTATGTTGCGCTGCTTGGGGTTAATGAAAGCGGCTTGCTTTGCAAAATTGGCTACATATCTGAGGTTTTGTTTCAGAATCTCCGTTCGGGAAGATATGATAAGTACTTTTTTACCTTTATTGGCCGAATTACAAGCCATGTACCCGAGAAGAAATCCTTTTCCAGCACCCGTAGGAGCGCAAAAAAGAACCCTTCTGTATTTGGATAACGCTATCCTAACCTCATCTACAGCCTCTTTTTGGTATGGCCGGAGATTCGGAAGGCTATTCCCCACTTCCATATTCTAACTCTATTAACAAATCAATATAATGTTTTATCTTCAACAAATCCTCCTTGCCACCCTTTTCTCTAAATCGAGTGATGTACTTAACTACGCAACCTTGAATGAAATCCAATTTGTTGGCGTATATGTATTCAACAGGCTGTATTGACCGGCTACAATAGTGATCGCCACCTACTTGTTCTTGTAATGCTTTTGCCATATCATTTATTTTTTGAATGCACTATTTATTTCTTCAATTCTACTCTGATCCATGCTATCAACGAATATATTAGCCGAAACGTTTATGCAAAATTGCTTTACATCTTCCTTGTCTATATACTCAGGAGATTGTATTTTTCGGATGTAAGCTATTATCTCCCTCAACATAGCATTATTCTCCATCATTATCCTGTCTTGTTCATCTGTCATAATAAAATACTTTTTTCATTGTTGTGTTTGTTTAATGCGTTATTTATTGTCAATACACATCTTTCCCGACGTATATCTCTAACCCTTTTTTAGCCACATATACGGTCTTACCGGTTGCCTGAGTAACCTTTTTGTGAAATTCATCCTCGTTGGAGTCTATCGACGAGAGATGCAAAAGGACTATATTATTCACGTGCGAAAGATCATTCGCTTTCAGCATTCCTATCGCATTATCTATGCTAAAATGAGTGGTCATAAGCCTATCACGCATAGAGGCTGGAATGTATCCTTTATCAATATTTTCATCTACTATTTCGTCAGAATAATTAGCCTCGATCATTATATGATTTAATCCAGCTACTTTATACTCCAACATCATAGTATCTGTTACAAAAAGTAATTTCCCCATATCCTTATGCTCTATAACATAAGCGTAGCAAGGCACGTCGTGTTTTGCCGGTATAACAAATACCTTGTACCCGCCTATCTTGTACCCGCTCATCTCCTTCAAGGGGACTACTCCTTTGTATTTCTGTGCAACGTCATAAGTAGAGTAAACTTTCATACCCGAACCAATAGCATCGGGTATGGATTTTGCGTGGTCTATCCTAAAGGTGGGAGTGCGAAACAAGCACTCCCACTACATTCCTGATATTAAAGTTTAGACCCCTTAAAATATCACTCCACTTCAATCCAAGCTCAATTAGCAATACTTCTCCATTACAGTCAAGTACATAACTGTTACCCGAACTCGAAGAACCTACTACTTTTAGCTTACAAATTCCCATATTACTTTTTATTAATCTTTTGGAGCCTTCTCAACACAATATTAGCCATACGAGCAGAATTTACAACCCTGACACGTCTGTTATCGCTTACAGCCTCTATGAGTACAGGCAACACCCTGCATAATATGGCTATATTTGAGTTGCTTACTGACTTCATGTAATCTATACTTAGTATGGATTATCAACTTCTTTTACGTCTTCCACATCAACATACTCAACACTACCCGTATCTATCTCCTTCGAGTTAGCTTGATCATTTACTACATAATTCCGCTCATCCTCTGCCGTATCAATAGCGTTTTCAGACAAGAGGCTGTCAGAAGAGTTGATTATGGGGGTAAGAGCAGAATTGATTATCGTCTTGCATACCATTTTATCAACAAAACGTTTGTGTACAGTCTGAGAAGAATTAGAAGATTGCTTCCATGCCTCCTCGATCATCTTTCGGGTCATGATATACAGGTCTCTGCCGCCATCTCTGCATGGGATGTAAAGATATGCTCCAACAAAGTCATTATCCATGTTCTCCATCTTCTGAATATGCTTTACAAGCATTCTTCTACCCGTTTCAGGATTTGTTGCGTACTCAAACTCATCGCCTTTATAAATTACCCGAGGAATAGGGGTGTAGTCAGGATACATTCGCTGGATTTGAGTGGTTACGCCATGATATTCCTTGGAAAATACAAGGCGATTCCCTCTCTTTGTAAAGTAACCCTGACCCTTTGACACGTCGAGACCCTTTTGAGCCATATCAACCAATGCTGTACGAATAGACATCTCTGTACATGTTTCAAGAGGAGACTTCCCTTCCTTGTCTCTCATCTCGGCTATCACCATGATGGACGACTTGATCGCATTTACATAGCTGTAATTGGACGGAAGTACCAATCCCTTATCTATACAATTACGAACAGCGAGTATGGCATTATCCGAAGGCTTATTGGACAATGCGGTTACTGCTTCTTGTTGTGTTTTTTGAACGTTTTCTTTTGCTTCCATGTTATTACTGGTTTTTGTTTGTTTTTTCGGATTCAATATTCTTTACTTCATCACAGCATTTTGCGATCCATCCAGCGAGATAACAGATATGTTCTTGGTTTTTAGTATCTACCAATATGTCGCAATAATCATATATCATAAGAGCTGCATGTAAACTTTCATGAGTTATGTTGGTTATAGACATATCTTCTATACACCCAAACCTTATTAAAACACCACCTTTTTTATTACACTTATGATATGTTTCATCAACAACTGCATCTGCGCTATCATCCCATTTAGAAACACCTTCAAAAATATCATTAAATTGACCTTTACCTACAGCTATCCATAGCTTTCTTGGGTATATTAAAGGATCAAATTCATGTACATAATTTTTATATTCTTCTGTATCCATTGGCAAAACTATTTTATTACTAATGACTCATCATTCGTTACCCGAAGGAAAATGACTTGCCCTAATTGATTTATTAAACCATTTGGATAGTTAGATATGCACTCCGCATTGTCTATAAACACAGGCGCACTTACACCAATGCTTTTCTGTAAGGACACGATTATGTCCAATCCTGCAAGTATCTTTCCGGCATTATTTACGTCGGAATATGGCACTCCGTTCACGGTGGCCTCGCATACCTCTACTTCCTCTCCGTTTACCTGCGTGTCAAACAACTTGAATTTAACGAAAGAGAATAACGAATTAACCTTGTCGCTAAGCATTCTCGATCTTGTCTTGCTAAACTCTTTCATTGTAAACTCAATTCCCTTCAATCTTACTTCCTCTGAGGATAATTCGGACAACTGACGCTCCAAATCAACGATTCGCTTTTTGTTCGACTCTATAACATCTCGCTTGGAAAGTCTATGCTTCAATGAATCAATCTTATCCGAAATGATCCTCTTTATTTCCATGAGTTCCGTATCCGGAGTTGCCACAGGCACACATTCCATCTGCTTTTTCAACTCTTCAATACGAATCATATAACCACGATACTCATCGTCATCCAAAATAAGCTCTTCATAAGAAGGCTCAACTGGATTTAATACTGAAAGCTGATTTTCAAGATCAGACACTTGAGCTTTATACTGCTCAATATGATTTCGCTCCAATTCTAATTTGGAACTCAAATCATCAATTTTAGCCCTTGCAGCAAGACCCTTCTCTTTGTTCCTTTCAAGTCTTTCTGCCTTGTCTTTGTTGAACTTCGATGTAAGCTCCTCTTTCTTGCTTTCAATATCATACGTCTCCAATAATCTGCCGCAAGAAGGACATACAAACTGATTGTCATCGAATATTAGCGTTTCAGCATTGATTGACTTATACTCGGACAACAATGCCTCACGTAGTCTGATGCAATCGTCAATATCATGCTTTAATACGTCTATAGACTTTTTATTATACTCTACTTTGGATTCAGTTAATTTTATTTCATTGGATATGCGCTGCTTTTTCATCAACTCGGCATCATAAGCATCCTTTGCATCCATCTCCAATTTACGCTTACGGTCATTGGCCGAAGCTCTCAACTTGGAAATCTCACAGGATAACTTCTCCTTTGCTTCATTCGCATCATTGATGGCTTTATACCTGTCAGATAGGGAAGCCTCCACATCCGATAATTCCTTGCCAAGACAAGCGATTTCTTCTTCTATCTTACCCCAATCTTCCGGATCAACAATATCACGCTTACGCTCATCTATTCGCTCAGGAAGACCTTTCTTTTCATCCGCTATACGAGACAAGTTAGCCTTTATTTCTCTCTTGTACTCCTCCATTGTCTTTGCCCCAACACCATTACCAGCGGAATCAAGCATGGACAACAAACCTCGAAAATCATCATTCACCGAACATATTTCCTCATCGGTAACTCCACCAGCCATACGGAACAGCATATTTCTCTGAACATCCGGCTTCTGGGACACGAAATGCCGAGGATCAGTTACATACTTAAATATGTCTTCGGGGATTATCGCATCTATCTTCTCTTTCCACTCAGCAACAGACAAAGGTATGCCGTTGTATATCCGTTCCTCTTCATGGCCAATAAATACTTCATTCGGAGAACCGAGATTCTTCCACTTTTCATTATATCTTCGACACAATACTACACTCTCTCCACCAACTTCAAGGCATATCTCCACCTCATGAGGTATTTTAGGTATGGCCTTGCCATTAGCATCCAATGTCTTTACCGAAAACTGCTTTCTATCCGTGCTGTCCTTGCCGAACAAACACCACCGGAATCCATCCACTATGGTCGTCTTACCGGTACCATTCTTGCCCGATACAGTCATCTCTCCGCTAAAATCAAATTCTTTATCGCGGAATGACTTGAAATTCAAAAAGCGTATTCTCTTGATTTTAATTTCTTTCATGGCTTTTTTCTGATATTATAATATGTTAATTGGATGAAGGTTGATTGTTGCCGTTTTTGTTACGATCACTGTTTATTCGCCAGTTATAACAGTTTACTTCCGTGTACCAATTTCCCTTGCTCTCTCTGCTTCGAGGATTCACATAAAATGTACCCGTTGCCCCAACAGGTATTTTCCCGAACTCATAAGCATTACGCATATTAGTCAATGCAAGTTTCTGAGGATAATCACCACTCATGTACTCGATGATAATCGTCTGAATTTTACCTTTACCCTTCTGGTTGTCGAACTCTCTCGGGGTAAGTACGGCCATTACTTTTCCATTAATTTCCATGATTTTTATCTTTTAAGTTGTTGATTATGTTTAATATATTATCTGTTATCTCCACTTCCACAAATTTTACCTCTCTGCTGACGCGATTTTAGCTTTTCATAGTTCATTTCGGCTATTTCATTCAGCGTATATCCCAAGTCATTAGACATGACAGCCACATACCACAGCACATCGCCACATTCTTTGGCTATCTCTTTCTTATCATCCTCAGAAAAAACACCACCCTTGTCTCTTATCACCTTCTTTACCTTGTCTGCGACTTCACCAGCCTCCCCATTCATTCCCAATGCCGGATAAACCGCTTTATGACACTCCGGATAAACAGCCGTCTCTAATGCTTTTTTCTGATACTCGTTCAATTCCATTTCTTTACAAAGTTTAATTTATTGTTTTACTTTAATTAAAGACACGTAAGTTATTGATTCAGATACCATTCCATTTTACTCTTAAACTCTTCAACAGTTCTATATATGAAGTAATAATAGCCCTGTTCTTCTACCCTATTTTGAAATAATTTCTGGGCTTCAGATTGCACGCCGGTTGGAGTTTTCGCCTCAGCACATACACCGTGAAATCTACCACGAGGAATAAGCCCTATGGAATCAGATACCCCAGCAACAATACCCCTCATCTTACGCATAGACCCCAATATCTCCTGATCCTTTCTGCTCATATTGCGAGGTGTTGTCTCATTGATACAGGCAAAAAACAATCCCCTCGTCTCGGGATGCTCATTCCATAGCCAACACCACGATTCACTCTGAATTTTGTCCTCATCAGCCCTGCGCTTCCTTTTATTCGGCCTATCACCCACTGGAGTTATCATATTTCAAATGGATTATGTCATTATACTATTACGATACTTGCGGTAAATTTACGCATAATTTCTATGATATGCAAAACTTTTTAACAAATATTTTAGTCTATATCATTGTATTATTTACGTGATAGTTTTGCCTCTGCAAGAGAAACAACGAGGTCTCCAACATCCGAGTGTTCACTAAACTCACGCCCTTTCCACCATTCTACAATATCTCCATATTCAGCCCATTCATCTACCGCGTCAATATCGGGGAAAAGTCGAAATTTCCTATCCTTTATGTTGGGAAGCAAAGATTTTATCTGTGTTTTACCTCCAGTAGCAATCCACAAACCTTTTTTTTCGCCGAAATATGTGCTTGCAATCAACGCTGTTTTTTCTGATTCCACAATATTTAATACCGCGTCATCAGAGATCAAATGCTCTCCAAAAAAACACCTCCCACTAAATCCATCTCCTACTTTATACCTACGACTACATCCATAACTCTTATCCCGGTGGCCGTCTAAATTGTATCTTATCCTTTTATCATGAAGTATATGGCCTTCTCTGTTTATGTAAAAATAAACGGCATTCCCCTTTTCATCCGTCATCACATTATATCTTTCCCATTCTTCACGAGTACGATCATTGCCAAACAACCAGCTCATCCACCGAAACAATGGACATAACTCCAAAGGACACCCCTTCATTGATTCCAAGTAAGATTCAGGGACGTACTTTACGTTTTGAATTTTAGGAGTAAAATGGAAATCACTTACCGGCATATCGTTGCCGCGTATCACTTCAAACGCTTGCTTATAACTCTCGCACCCACCATATTCTACCAACCAAGAAACCAATGTCATGCATTCTCCTCCCTGCTCATGAACCCATATACCCCTGCGTAACTTTACTTTTAACTTGTCTCTTTTGTACGCATGAGGCTCCCCGGTTATATAATACTTACCCTCCCAAGCATTACGCCGGAATATCAAATCAAGATTCATTATCTCAGGTATTCGAGCAAATACCCTGTTGTAGTCAATAGTTGGAAGCATTGAATATGATATGTTTTTATTTCAAATCCCACGTGTAACCATCCTTGTCCGGATTTGAATGATACTTATCCGCGTACTTGTATATGGACGCAATAGATACACCAAGAGCCTTAGATGCCTTATTCAGACTTTCGTATTCCTTTACTACTCTACCTTCTTTACGAAGCTCTAATTTACGCTTATTATCCTTCCTGTATTTATTCGATGTTACAGGAGTAGGAGTATTGCACTCTTTCGGTTCTTCTTTTGGGTTATCTTCTTTTATCTTTAATACCCAAGTCCTCGGGGCTATCTCTATATATTCATTATCATCCCCCACCTTACCTATATTTTCGTTCCTATCAAAATTCATCATGTTTTATTGTTTTATTATATTATACCGTTTCAGAACATGGGTTCATAGCTATCTATTTTATACTTGCTTCGCTCCTCATCTGTCATTCTGTGTAGTTGCGGGCGATCCATATAGACAAGCCGCCATGTGTATCCATTATCGTCTGGTATGCAGAAATGATCCTTGCAACGATCGTAGATAGTATTTTTGGATATACCAAGCTCCTTGGCTGCTTTTGGGACGCTTGGGAAGCGACGGACGACCTCTCCGCCCCGGCAGAGTTCGAGAATCCGTGCGTTGTTTCTACAGCATCGGCTTGGATGTTTTGGACGATCGTCATTTTGTTGGGGCTTAACTTCATCCTTCTGAGATGATTCTTTCTTTTTCAACGCCCATGTCTTTGGGGATATCTTGCAGTAATTATATACTTTTCTATTTTTCCTCTCCCTAATCTTACACTCTTCCAATAAGATCATGGCTCTCTTTCTATTCTTAGCCGCACCTTCTATAACGTCGTCGGCAAGGTTGTCGAACAATTTATCGTTTGTCATATTTCCTCTAATTCTTTCTCGTATTCATCTTTCCATTTTTTCAGCAAATCAATAATTTCATATTGATGCTTTCTATCTATCCAAGCAGTTATTCTTTTACCTTTATTGCTGCTTGGGTAAGACCCAATCTCCATACGAACATTATTTTTATGGACTCTTAAAAAACTTTCAATACTATCTATCTCGTCTTTCAAAGAGTTAGCTTTTTCAAGTTGTTCCTTTGTCATCTCTTTATAAGTTTTAATAGTTTTGCTTGCGTTTTAAATGCCTCGTCCTCCCAAGGAGAAAAACTGTCGTAGATGTTGTACTTGTATTCTTTGCCGTCGAACATCACGGTGCTGCCTTGCACCGAAAGCCGTCCGCTGGCGTACTGGGCCAGGTGCACGCACTCGTGGGCGAGGACTTTAGGTAGCGTGGAGGCTGACACACCGGGGGATAGGTACAGGTCGTACAGTCTCGGCGAGTGCTCCACCGGTTGGACAAGACCGAGGAACTCGGAATCACCTTGTCGGATGGCCTGCGGGGTTTGCTTTACGCGCAGGACGGTATCCGGGGATATGCTCAACACATCGGCGAGCGTTTCGAGCGCGTCGGCGACTGGGTAGGTGGTGTAGTTGATGATTTTCATTTGGATTTGAGCAATTCAGGATTGTCGTGGATGTTGCCGAGAAGCTCTATTTTATCACACAAATCTTGTAAGTAGATATTATGTGAATTGTAATAGCTCACAACAAAACTCCCTTGATTGAATCTTATTAAAGCATTACTCCAAGCATCTGCAAGAATATCTCCGAAGATTGGGTCAAGCAAAGGCGTTTTTACAATATCTCCCTCATATATCTCTTTTCCGTTCTTGTCCTTCATCCCCGTGAACTGTCCGACGGTGTTTGGATCGACAGTAATATACTCTCCGTAAGGTTCTACATCATCAGGATTATCTCCCCATGTATGAAGATTGGTCATAATGACCTTTCTTCCGCTATTCTTTTGTAGTAGGTCTCCATACACCCACTCCCCATTTTTTATTCGCTTCCCGCGAAATTTGATTTCTCTGTTCATGGCTGTTTTTTATTTAATCAGTTCAAAATCATACACAAACACATAGGGGTTGCTCTCCCACGTTCCTTTGCCGGACACCTTGTCAATCAGGGCGGCATAGGCTTCGCGGGGTTTTTTATAGTCGAGAAAGCGTCCTTTCTCCTTGTCAATTAAGGTGAAAACATAATATTCGCATCCAACTATCATTGGGGATATTCCATCTTTCAAACAATCCTCATCGCTGATGTCTTGCAAACGCTCTACTCGGACGTCTGTAATTCGGATTTGGTGAGGCATCAGCTCGGGCTTGACGAACATTTTGTTCGTCCATCCTGGCGACTGAATAGCCGTGATGGGCGTTCCATAATTCTCATACCCTACAATATATTCGGGTTTGATTCCCGCATCCCTATAACTCTGAGCCACAGCCACGATCTCACCTACCTTGTACTTTGGATATATATCTCCTTCTTCAATGAAGGAACCATCATAATCTTTCATACAAATACCAAGTACCTCTTGTGTGGCAATGTCTTCACTTACATGAAACCCATTAACATCTTTGTTTTTATATCTCTTTGGAGCCTTAACAACTCTCCGCGTCTGCGTCTTTTTACCTTCCAGTACGGCTTTGGTAAGACCGTACTTGTCGTTGAACATGATCTTCTTAGCCATATCTTTATTTTTTAGTTTATACATAAGTCGAACCATGTATTATTATCGAAAATGCCTTTTGCCTTTTCGCTTTTCATCCCATTATCGTTTTATCATTCGCACAATCCGTAAAAACTCATGCACGATGTAGCTGTATCTTCATCGAACAAATCCCCAGTAGCATTCTTTTCTTGGACATACCTAACAACATCTGATATAACAGGATAATCACCTTTATAAAATCCTGACGGTATCTTACCCGGTCCGAAGAACGAGGAATTTAATTCAACTTCTTCCTGGGCTATGTAGTCTATCCTCTGCGGGTCTTGCCGAGAAATGTTCAGCATGTCCCGTTGTGAGGCCATAATACACGGATAGCATCCTACGCGCTTGTAACCCATACGGTAAAGCGGGTTCGGCTCCAATCCTTTGGATAGGATGTAATCAATCACTTGTTGCCCCGACCAGTCGAACACCGGGCGCAGGACATCGGCTGCGTGCTGTTTGACGAACGAAAGAATTTCCCAGCGGCGGTAGGTGTGATATTTCGGTTTTCCGTTCTTATCCATGCCGTATGGATGGGTGTAGTATTTGAAGTATGTGCATTGCGCCTGCATCTGGGCGCGAGAAGCACTTTCAGCAGCACGAATACCTTGTATAACTATAAAATCATCTTTTACTTCGTCCAACAGGTAATCAATCATTGGGATTGTTTTCAGCTCTGATGTACAGAACCTACGTTGCGATGACGGCCAACGTTTCTTTTTAGCTGATAAATCTACCATCCCTTCGTACTTTTTCGAGCGTAGAGTTACAAGGTTAAGACCAAGTTCCCTCCGTATTTCATCTATGTATTTGTATGTAAGTGGATGTTCCCATCCAGTGTCGCAAAAGACAGTTGTAAAGTCCTTAGCGAGATTCTCCCGTGTCCACAATAGGGAAGCAAGACTATCTTTCCCCCTAGAGAATGTTACTATAATTTTCATATTCTTATATTTTTACCCATTCGCCAAAACTCAATATGTGTTTGATTACTTCCACCGTCCATCCATTGCCGAGCATTCGGTATTGCTGAGTATCGGAACACCCCCATCTGTACCAGTCAAGAATGGTCTGCAATCTCGCGCATTCGGTAGGGGTAAGTCGGCGGATTCTTGTTTTTTGATACACCGCGTGTGATCCACAAGACATATCAGCCATTAAAGCGGGGGATTTACCCGATGGATCATAAACCCTGTTTTGCTGATATGGCTGCTTCCCTCCACTCTCTTTTGATGTGTTAAGTTGGATGATCATAGGTATGTGCCCTCCTCCACATCCAGCAGCAGCAACCATCGGGGTAGATTTATCTACATATACTGTAGCGTGTGATTGTGTACTACTCAAGCATAAGATTTCATGCTTTTTATTGGTATTTTTTTTAACACAATCCATCGACTGTAATATATGTGTCCCGGTAAGGTTAGATGTGCCCTTTGCCGTAAGAGTAAGTGATTTTTCTCCGTTTATCTGCGTATATTTCTTACCCAATCTTTTTTCATCCAACACATATCTCGCTGCCTTTTCAGAGAGGAAATACTTGTCGCCAACCTCTTTTTCCAAAATGTCTTGCAGAAATATTCCCTGGTCTTCCGGTTGCGGTATGTCGCTGAATACTTCTCCGAAAATGCCTTCTCTTCGTGTACGTATATCCGTCCAATACCATCGGTTGCGATTCTGAGCGGATACCAGAGTGGAATTGATATTCACCGGTCTAACTCCTACTCGATCCGATATGACATTCAGGTATTCCTTCTTCATGTTCACGTTTTCGAGCAGGAACTTGACATTCGGATTGCGGCTCCTTGCGTAGTCCAGTATTTCTGCGAAAACGAAGAAAAGGCGGCTTCGTGGATCATCGAAAGCCAGTTGCTTCCCGCAAAAGGAAAAACCTTGGCAAGGACTTCCTCCCATCACAAGGTATATATGATCCCAGTCTATATCCCAATCCTTCCAACGTTGAACATCGCCGAGCTGCACCGTGTCCGGAAAGTTGAGTTGTGTTTGTGCAATCGCATGGCGATCTATCTCCGAGGCGTAGTACACTTCGGGAATTATTCCGAGTTCACGCAAGGCTATCTGCCCACAACTCATCCCGTCAAAAAGAGACAACACTTTCATCTTAAAAACAGTTTTTGTTGTGCTTGAGTTTGATTGACGGCCTCAATCGTTTTTTATACGAATTTTGTCCACAGGAATGCCGAACTTCTCAGCGATCTCTTCCTTAGTTAGTATAACCTCCTCTTTATCTTCTTCTATTTTTGGAGGTACCAAACGGAATCCATACTTATGTAATTGATCGCACGTGTAGTTTTCTGTGGCTTCACCGTCTTTGTTTTTCAAAACAACCAATTCTCCGCTTCGGAATATAACTTCGTAAAGCTCGTCAAATTCTTTTTCATACTCATCTAATAATTTTACCACATCACCAACTCTCCAATCCTTGTATTGCTCGATGTACTCCGGTAAACTTGGTATTAATTTGAAGTATGATACTTTATTTTCTGTAAGCCCTTTTTTTGAACCGTCTCTCACAATCCACGAATACTTGTAGCCTCGTTTGTTTAGGCAGTCCTTGCCGTCAAATATGTCTTGGCACAGGTAAGCATATCCATCTTCCACCGTTATTCTTCCCGTTACTACCTCGCCTTTAATTTTCGCCAAAAAAAAATTGGCCATTACAATTCAAAAGATTTTCCATTTTCTTATTTTGTTTTAATTTGTTTTTTTTCTTCCCAATATCGAAGCAGTTCACTCACTGTTACGCCTGTTTCGTCGTATTCTTTCGCCCGCTCCCAGTCCTTCCGAATATCATCCATCGGAGTAGTGGCGAAATAATGCCGTAAAAGCTCTATCAATCCCATCCGTTAAAATGGAAGTTCATCGTCCGATCCATTGCTTACCCGGATATTTACCGGTGGTGCGGTAGGCGGTTGGTAGGAGGGATTGGCGGGCGTTTGAGGCGGTGCAGCCTGCGGAGCTTGGGCGGCAGCGTAGTTCTTTCCGTGGCCGATGTAGGCCTTGGGGGCTTTCGCCTGACGCTCCTCCTTCGATTGCGATACATAGATAGTATGCGTGTCTCCGTATGCCGATATGTTCTGTAGCTCGGAGATGCAAATGTTAAGGTACTTCTTTCCATTCTTCCCGGTCTGTATCTTGTCCTTGGGAATGTCTGAGAGGCAGATGCTGCCCGTGATTAGTTGTGCCATTTTTTTTACGTTTTTTTTGTTATATAATATATCCTTTTACTCCAAAACAGAAAACTCTATGCCGTTTACCCTGTTTTTAATCACTGCCATAGAAAGCCCTATGTTCCTGTCCTTGTAATTGAACTTTTTGCTCACGCCTGAAACCAACTCCATAACTTTTCGTAGCTTTTCAAGAACAGGCGAAACGGGTATCCTCGATAGATTCTTTTCAGGTATCCTTTCCAATAACATATCGGACGTTTCGTTGTTGTATTCCTTCAAATAATCAATAAACAAAACAGACATTATCGCATACGTCCTAAGCTCGTCATTGGGATAGTTAGGCATAGTCCGCTTAAACTCATTGTTCACACTGAAATATAATATCTGTATGTCCATTCCTATGCTCGATTCAAACATGTTTATCTGCTCTTCCACTTCCTTTATGTTTGAATGACTCATGCTATTGCGCATCCGGTAATCGTAATCATGCCTTAAACTCTTTATGTCCCGGCTAAGTTTCTTTAAGATGCTTACCCTCTGCTGAGCCGCAATAGACGTTACCTTGTCAGCAAAATCCCATGCGATATGGGCGATCACAAGAGGGACAATCGTGGCTCTTACCCGCTCCTGCTTCGATAGCCTTTCCAACAGAATGCTTTCCGTGCCAACTACATCCATTAGACGATCATCCTCCGTATGAACACTTTCTATTTGCCTTAAAGCTCTTAAAAATACATCATTGTTCGTCATCATATCTATTCAATACAACTTTATCGTTATTCCACAAGGCAAATATAGGGATATTATCACATATTCAAAATAATTTTACAATTTTTTTTTGATTGTGTTAAAACGGTAATTCCCCATACATTTCCTCTTCTCTTTCTTCGCGCTCCCTATACTCTCTTCTGGCATTCATGGTTTCCTCTTGTTTGGTTCTGAATGGTTTTTCTTGTATTTCTTCGTCATAAATACCTTCCTTGATGTTACTTTCTTCCTCCGAATCATCATCTCCAAGCCAGTTGCCCGGGTCTTCCTTTTTGGTTTTTGATTTTTCCTCATCCTCATACCCTATACAGAACCATACTCCCGTACTCCTGCGCTCATAGACGAAATCCATGCTCTTGAACAACCGGCTCAAGGAACTTGACTTCTGAGGATTGCGCTCTCCGTTCTCCTCACAATACTTCTTGTAATCAGAATACCATTCCGTGAGTTTGCGCCATCTTTTCTCGTATGCGCTGATGGGTTCCACACGAACCAAACCTACATCACGAATCCAACGACGAACGGAATTGCTGTCCTCACGAAGCAATTTCTGCGTCTCTACTACCGATTGACCTACTTCTATGTTCCCATGACACTCTATTACTTTGTAGTATCCTTCCAATACCCAGTTGAATATCGCTTGCTTTACCTCCGGTGCCCTTAGCTTAAAGGTCAATTCAGGGTCTTTGTTCTTACCTCTTCGGGTTACATCACTGCTCGTTATTGGTAGAAATCTGCGATGGAATCCTTCTGAATCATCCGTAGTAGGTGGCATCTCATTCGCACAACAGATCAAAAACGGGGCTTTTACCTTGAATATACGGCTTCCGTATGGATGGCGAGCCTGAAACTCCTCTCCCGATACAAAACTCTTAAACTCACCACCGGAAAAATCCTTGTTGCTTACGTCGTCGCAGAAATTGGCCAACTTACCGTCCAACTCCGCCAAATGATACATATTTTGCTGACTTCTAAATAACTGTTCAGGACTGAATTTTGAAAACAAATCACTCCCAAACATATTGACTACCGCATTTACCAATACACTCTTTCCATTACCCCCAGCTCCAAGAAGGAAACATACATACTCTACCTTTACTTCCTCTCTCTTGAGCAAAAGACAACCGAAAAACATCTGCAATGCCTCCCGCATCTCATTGTTTGGGATAATCTCCTCTAACTTCTGATCCCATAGTGCATTTTTGAATCCGGGACTGTAATCGAAATCAAGATGTATGTCCGTCTTATACTTATTGTCGAATGCACATAATTGACGGCTCTTCAAATTGAATATGCCGTTGTTGAACGCTATGTAATTCCTGTCAGGCTTGAACTCTACCTTCCCACATACCTTCATGGCCTCTATGCACTCATTGGCTATCTTCTGGTACGAGTTCTTCTGATAAACAATCCCTATGTCAAGACGCTTCATTGTTCTCTTGATCACCTGAGACAACATTTCAGGCATGGCACTCTCGTAATACTTGCCATTGAAAACCTGCATGCGCTCACTCTTGTTTATCAAAAAGAATGATACCATGTCCCCATAGATATAACGCTCGAACATGTCGCACAACTCAGCCTCCAAAAACTTGTCCACTCTGTTGTCCTTCGCCCCTTTCCCTACCAAGTCTGTATTCTCCAACAGACTAACAAGGTGATCAACAAGAAATTTATAAGTCTCCTCGCTTGTCATGGCTATTTACTTTTTTGTTGATACTCCCCCTCTTTTACCAGCTCTATCCTATATACAATAGCCATGTCCGCATTCATACCCGCTTTACGCATTAAGGCACGGGGGATAAGACCATTGTTCTCCCATTCTTCCGGGGATATGTCATCGAATTTACTTACCGATATGCCCACTACCTTGAATCTCTTCTTCAAGTACTTTATCGCTACGGCAGACGGATCGCTATGCCCCCTTCTGTTCTTATACACATCAATCCCCAAATCACTCCCTTTCTGTGCTATGTAATAACTTCCCCCCATAATGAATGGTATCCGCTCCGTGTATATCTTCTTGAAGTCCTTTACAAACAACAAGTGCTGACCGATTACTATATGACCGGAGCCTTCAATGGACTTGCTGCTGCACTTTAATGGATATATGATGACTTTTTTATCACCAGACAATACACGAGACAACTCTTTCGAGTAAAATTTCCATTTCTTTATCATGACTCTGTTTTTTTATGTTCCTGTTAAAAAACCCATTCCATACGATTTCCCCCGCCCCATACTTCGCCCGTATTGGCGTAATCTATCACCTGATAAATAGGCATACAGGTATCAATGGAGGCTTCGTATAGGCTTTTGTAACACTTTACCTCATCCCCTGCCCGGAGCAATACCTTCGGCTTTTTTTTGCGCTGGATCAACGGACGTATTCTCACCCACCTCAAATTACCGCTGTGGTTGTTGTATATGTTCCCGTCATTGTGCTTCACGTAAGTGTACCCGTTCGGGTTATTCACCCATGCCTTCGCGACAATTTCCTCCAAACGGTATGCCTTTCGCCCGTTACCTCCCTCTCCCGATCCGTCATACAGCCTTACGGTAACTCCGTCCCTGTTCACATTGCAACGAATGAATCTGCTATTGACAATATCACACATCAGAATGTCCCCCCTCTTCCCTATGTAATAGTACGGCTTTTTACGCATAAACAGCTTGTAAAGCTCCCCAGAGAGGTATATTTTATCCCTGATAATCTTATCAGGACCTCTGAAATCCCTGAAGTCAAACTCTTTATCCTCCATTTCAATCGTTTTTTATGTTCTGATTCCACAACTTGTACTGCCTTTTCTTCGGCCTGTTCTCCGGCCATATCCACGACAATCTATAGCCGCTTCCCCATTTTTTACCCGTATTGACATAGTTCAACACCTTATATATGGGTATGCCGAATTTCAAGGACACCTCCATTACACTTTTGTAGCTGCCCAAAAAAACACCGTAGGATGACTGCCGGATCCCCAACGGGGCTTCATCTTTATGCACGACGGGTCTTTCCCTTACCCACTTTAAGTTCTTTCGGTAAAAATTAAACGGGTTCCTGTCCTTATGCTCCACATACAGGTATCCGTTTGGATTGCACAACCACGCCGTAGCCACCAGATAGTCCAACCGATAGTACCTTGTTACTCCTTTGAGACTTCCCTCCCCCAACGCTTCACACCCGGGATGCAGGTACAGGTTCACGCTGGTTCCCTCCCCCCGTATCGGTATTTCCGTGAAGCTGTCCTCCAAGGCGTTGTACCCGATCAAGTGTCCATCCTCCCCGATGTAATAACACCCGTCAATCCCCTTCAATGCCTTGTAGTAACTTCTTCCTATCCGGATGATGCCTTTTAACTTGAAACCATTACACCGCCTGGAGTTGTATCTCCCCGACGCCAATATCTTCTTTCTGATGTCCATTTCTTTTCCCCTCCCTTTGTGGTTATTGAGTGCCTTGCCGAAGCATGGAGCTTCCTGCTTCATTGACCCTACAAAAATCGTCATTTTTCGGTAAAAAACAAATAAAAAAACATTGTTTTTATGTAGCAATGTAGATTCGATGAAAAGCAAAACGTAAGAAAAGGACGGGTTAGTTTTTTGAAAAACAGACAAATACATGCATACAGTGAACGAATTACGTTTTTTTTCTCATAAACATACACACATGTGCGCGCGCGTTCCTATATATATGCGCGCGTATACGTAATGTTATGTTTTTTTCGGTAACTTGTTCACTATATACTCGTAATTCATTTATTTTTAGACTTATAGCATATACTTTTCTTACGTTTTACATTTAGACCATCCTACATTCCTTCATGAATACAACGTTTTTTTGCGTAAAAAACATTGTATTTGTGTAGATTTTACCAATTCAACACCCTTCCAGTCGGCCTTACCATGACTATTTGCTTCATTTATTTGTTAACTCACTGAATAATAGTGAATTACCGAAAAAATATGACCTAAATCATAGAAAAAAAAATTTCGTACTCGCAACCGCAGAAATTTCCGCCACGCGGCTCGATAACCCCCGCCACCCCTTGCGCAACAGCGTCCCACAAGCGCGTAACACGCCTGTAACGTTCGACACACGCGTGAAACGTTATGTTAAAATTTCCTGGGGGTGCGAAAAATTTTGGGTCGTAACTCATTGATTTTCAGATAGTTACGCGTCGTTACCTAAAGTGTTACATTAAGTAACGCACCGTAATTTACACAATATCAATACATTAAGTATTTTTACTTCAAATAAAGTATGTTAATAATGTTAATATACTTGCTATAAATAAATACAATATATACCTTTGTCTCATCAAACAAAGGGGGAATACCCCACCGATCGCAGCGGTTCTGCGAAGTCTTAAAAAACACAAAGCCATGAAAATCTACAAAGAAACAAGCCTTCAGGATTTTGAATTTTGGAGCGGCGCGAAAGACACCGCGGAAGTTTTAACAGACGAACAATTAGATCACGTTGAAAGCTGCCTGGAAGAAACAGCCCCAGAGGACGGGTACAGTGAGGTTGATATAAACGACATATTTTGGTTTGAGCGCGATCGGATCGCCGAAATGCTGGGGTTTGACAGCTGGGAAGCACCGGAGGAAAGCAATAGCGAAAACGAATAACAACGTAAAAACAATAAAGCCATGCAAAAGACATACTACAGAAGCGAGTACAGCGAGAAAGAATGGGTATCGCTTGTGGACAAAGCAATAGATCTCGGTTGTAAGATCGAATACAACAAATACGGCGATCGCTTGACGATTGACAGCACCGAAAAGGAAAATGCACTAATAAAGCAGGACGAGGGTAAGCGCATTTTTTGGGCTGAAAAAATACATAGAATAATACAGGACGCTTCTAACATCTCTTTTTGGGTGGTTCGTCCGAAATATAAAAAGGGCTTTGCCGAATATAGGTATAAAAGCAAAGAAGTGGCCGAACACGAAGCGCAATATCTGGAATACAAGACGGGCGTAAAATTCGTCTGCGTATTTAACAAAGAATAACAATAACCAAAAAAAATATTGAAACCATGGAAAAAGTAAAAAAAAGCTTCTATTTCGTCAGCGAATATGATGTTTTACCCGCGACTTCAGGCCGATATGGATTTTACGCAAAGGGAAAATTTGGCGCAAATTTGTCGCAAAAATGGCTTGAAGAAGCGGGCTATACCTTGCAGGAATTAACAAAAGAGGAAGCCGCCGCAAAATACGCAGCGGTAAAGGAAAGACAGCGCAAAGGCGAAGAAAGGCTACGCAAAGAGCGGGAAGAATACAAGCAGCGTCAAATACAGGCAGCCCTTGAAAAATGGCCGTATGTTAAAGCGCACAAAAGCGAAATTTTGGAAAAGGCTAAAAGGGGAGAGGCAACCGACGACGATATCTTAGTAGCGGAAATTGTATTTGTTTCAGGTCCGAAAGAAGCCGCCGAAATTGCCAAAAAAATAGGGCTTGACTTGCCCGAGGAAGCATTTGCGGAGAATTTCGACGCATGGAAGAATGACTACAAAAGCGGGCATATATACGGGGACTTTCATATTTTTTCCCCGTGCGGCTGTAACCCGCTGCGCTTTTCTGTAAGTCTTAATGTTGGCCTTGAGTGGCAAAAGGAATATTTTGCGTAAGATGGCCCGGAGGTCTTTCTGCGAGGAGGTGGCTTTCAGCAGGTTCTTGTACTGGGCGGGGAGGAATTCCAGCAGTTTGAAACTTTTCGTCCGTTTCCAGGTGTCGAGCAGTTTCTTGAGGTTCCCCCCGGGGATCAACATGAGCGCTACGTCGAAGATAAAACGTCCCTGCGCATAGCCTTGCTCGCCGGTAACACCGTCCAGACGCGAGAAATAGTCGCCCAGCAATTCCAGTACTTGATCCTGGAACAGGCTACGGAACAGTATGTCGGTATGGTAACGGTCGATAAACTCGATCAAATCCGACCCTGACTGGTAGGCCGAAAGGTTGATCTGGTAATACTTCTTATCGGCCTCATCCAGTTTCTTCTGAATGGAGTCCGGCCAGATGGGCATGCGGGACAATTTGCTGGCCGCTCCGTAACCGATATACTGTATGGCACCTTTTCCCGTTCGGTACAGTTCGACCACTAGGTTGATGACTCCATCTACAACACCGGCCGAAAGTCCCCGGAGATAAAAACGGTCCCGGTAAAACGTCGGCGAGATATAACGTTCGAGCCCGGGAAACAGGTTGCCCGGTTCGACGGGTTCGGCGGGCTTTTGCTGCTCTTCGTAGAGGGAGACGATGGTCCCGAAAGGCATCAGCCACTGCATCGGCGTCCGCATGCGCGAAAACACGCGGAGAAGCGCTTCGTCGGAGAGGGCGACCAGGGCGTCCTTTTTGACTGCTTCCACGCCCGTGCCGAGGGCTTTGGCGGCCGCATCCGTGTTGCGCACAAGTCGGGCGAGGTCCTGCTCCACCTGCTTGGCGGCGAGAGTCGAAGTGGCTTTCTGCCCGGCGGTTCCCACGACAGCCGCTTGCTGGGCGGCGGAGGCGGCGGCCTGGCCGTTTTTCTCCATGTACTGCTCGAAGGCCGAGGGGTCTTCCGTGTCGAGCATTCGGTTGAGGGCGGTCGTGGCACTGCGAGTGTTGCGCAAGGCGCCGCTCTCGCGGATGGTCTGGGTGAAAAACCGGTAGGCGAGCGCTTTGTCCCCCCGGCGCAGGATTTCCTCGATGCGGGTGCGGAACTGCTGCGGGTCGGGCACATACTGCAGGAAGGTGTTCAGGTTGTCCACCAGGTTGGTGTACCCGGTGCCGATCCAGTTGCGGTAATCGGCGGGCAGGCTCCAGCCCTGGCGCGCGGCGACTTCGGGGAAGATCTCCCGGGCGTACCACTCGGTGAGCATCTCCAGGGTGCGGCGTTGGCGCGATTCGGGATACAGGTTGAAGTCCAGGATCTCGTCCCGCCACTGGGGGTAGAGTTGCTCCAGACGGGCAAAGGATTCGTCCTGGCTCATGGTGTGCACCATCTCGTGCGTGATGTCCGATACGGCCGAGAGTTGCGCCTTGGTCAGTTCGACCCCGGTATGCGACTGGCGGAATGCGGCCAGAAGGTCCTCCGCCGGATTGTGCCCGTCGGAAGCGGTGCGGGTGGAGATCTGAAAACGCGCCTGACGGTCGGTGATCCGGGTATCCATCAGCACTTCGGGGTCGGCCGGATCGACCAGCGCTACGTCGATGCTCTGGACGTCTTTGAGAAAATCGTCCCCACGGAAACGCTCCAGGTAATAGCCCAACTGCTCCTCGGGAGTCATCTCGGCCAACAGGCGCGTTTGCCCCCGGTACTCCACGAAATTGGCCTGGGGCAAGGCGGGGAACTGCTGCCGGTAGGTCTCCAGGTTTTTGGTCAGACTGGCCGCCACCCCGGGCGGCATCCGCGTGATGGGCGTTTTGCTCGAAATGCCGATAAAGCCCTTGGCCTTGAGCTGCGGGGTGAGAAAACCGACGTAGATCAGCGGATGGCACGAACAGCGGCAGTTGTAATGCCATCCGGTAAACACGAAGTCCTTCGAATAGTCCCCCGCGTAGTCGTCGCAGATGTCCCGGGTGCGGCGTCCTCCGCGTGTATTGGTAGCCCGCACCGCGATGCGGTAGCCGATGTTGGTCTCGCCCCGCAGGAACCATAGAAGCTCATAAATAATGGATTTGAGGTGTAGCTTCTTGGTAGTTACCAGTGGGAAGCCTTCCGAGAGGTCGAAACGCATTTGGTAGCCGAAAATCGAACGGGTACCGGTTCCGGTGCGGTCGGATTTATCCGTACCTTTATCCAGAATATACTGTAGTAGGTCGAGGTATTGTTTCATGGCATTAATGCCTCAAAAGTAAGGAAAAAAACCGTATTAAAAAAAATAACAAGATGGAAGCAAGTGTAACTAAACGCCCTTATGTATTGTGGCGAAGGGTATCGACAAAAGAGCAAGGTAACAGCGGCTTAGGGTTGGAAGCCCAGCTGACTATGGCCGAATATTGCATGAAAGAAAAGCCGGAAGCCGTGTTTACAGACGTTTATAGCGGAACGAAACTGAACGAATGCACCGAGCTTTGGAATGCGATAAGATATTGCAAGGAAAAGGGGTATTTGCTTGTCATAGCCAAAACAGACCGTTTTAGGAATGTCAAGGAAGCGCTCGAAATATTGGACGCCGTTGGAGAAGGCAATCTTAACTTCTGCGACCTCCCCACGACGGATAGAATGATCCTTACGATTATATTTGCCGTTTGGGAGCGGCAAGCCATGATGGGGCGAATCAACACCAAGTTAGCCCTTGCCGAGAGAAAAAAGGAAGCCGAAAAGAACGGCTATTGGATCAGCAATACGAACAAGACCAGAACGCACCTGGGCAACGACAAAGGCTGCGATATGAGCGCAGCGAGGGCAGCCAGAAAAGTGAATCAAATAAACGAGGCGAACATGTGGATGGAAAGTTCAGCCGCTGTAAGGTATTCTTTGGCGAAGCTGGCCGAAGGATGGACTTCGACAAGGATATTAAAGGAGTTGGAAATCCTGGAAAGAACCAACCCGGGACAATATCTAACCCCGAAGGGTTGCAAAGTCACCAAAACGCATATTCACCGTTGGAAAAATCATTTTTTAACAAGACCGTTAAGAGCCATTGTGAACAAAAATGAATAGAGTATATTAATAAAAGATAACATAAATAAAACGGATTCTAAAATATTTTACAATATTTTTGTTTAACCAAAAAAAATAATAAAGTCATGTTAGTAGTATTTATATTGATCGGCATAGTTGGGGACATCTTGCTGAACGGAATGAGCAACAAATAGTGTAAACGATAAACCAAAAAAGACATGAAATACGTACAAGGAGAGAGTTTTATGGGTTACCGCCGTTGTTTGGGTAACAAGCTGAAGGACTACCGAATTTCAAAAGGATTGAGTGGCTACCGGGTAGCCAAGAACGGAGGTCTTATTTTCAATCAGGTAACAGATATTGAAAAAGGCGAAAAGAATTACACGATAGACATTCTTTTGCGGTACATGAAGGGGTGTGGACTGAAGATACACTTCTCCGAAAAGAATGACCTTGGAAGAGATTCATTTTGCATCAATAGCATTTCTGAAAATATGTCATTGTAGTTGTTAGGTTCTCCCGGAATGGTTGTATGGCTGTTCGATTCGGCCACCGGGAGCGAAAGATAAGAAAAGAAATAATGATGAAAAGAGCATGTATTGCAGGCATTGGATTCCTTATTGTAATGATATTGGCTTACCTTTTTTCAAGCGAAGCCTTGTTGGTAGCAATAATATGTATTCTTATTTTCATCATTTATTCAGTAAAAGAAACGTTTAACATCAAAAAGTAATAACCAATGGAAACGACAATCGAGATCAAATCCATCTCCGGAGATGTGCTGTACGAGCACACATGTGAGGACAACAGTGTGAAAAAGGCTGTAGAAGAAGCCGTAAAAGATAGAACATACCTTCGCGTAGCTAACCTGTGCGGAGCTAACCTGTGCGGTGCTGACCTGTGCGAAGCTGACCTTTCCAACGTCAAAGTGGATCACGCCACAGCAATGTTCTTTCCCCAATGCCCGGATGGGACGTTCATCGGGTATAAAAAAGCGGAGGGAAAAATAGTCAAGTTGCTCATACCAGATGACGCGAAACGGTCGTCGGCAACCACGCTTAAATGCCGTTGCTCCAAAGCGAAGGTTTTGGAAATACAGGAGCTGGACGGGTCGCCTTCAGAGGTGAAAGAGGTTCGTTCAGACTTCGACGAGAGTTTTGTGTACCGTGTTGGAGATACGGCCAGTGTAAAAGACTTCGACGACTGCCGCTGGAACGAGTGTTCGCGGGGTATTCACTTCTTCATATCGCGCGATGCGGCGGTGAGTTATGATGGATGATCAACTATGAAAGTAATAGTTATGTTAAAAACTAATATGACATGTTAAATGGAAAAAGATATAAAAGAAATAGTACTTAATGCCCGAAAAGAGGGGAAAGTGGTTATTTTGACATCCGATGGATTCCGTACCATCCCCTTGGAAGAATTGGTAGAACAACCTATTGAAGGATTATTGTATGACTTAAATAGGTCGGAAGAAGTTGTTATGGCATTTATGGATGATCCTAAATGGATTAATGATTTTGCCTGCGTGCAGGTAATAAGATATTTGAAAAACAAACTTGAAAATATAAAATAAAGTTAAAGCATGAATCATGATTTCACTCATTGCGTAACAGAAGAATGTCCGTTGCGAGACACATGTAAAAGGTCATTATATTACAGGCTTTCTTCTTTTCGGGGATGGATTTCTGTATCCGATTTTTACGATAAGGATAAAAACGAGTGCGAATATTTTATAAATATAAAATAATATAAATAAAACACAAAGTCATGAAAAAAAGAATACAAAAATTTTGTTCCTCAGTTGGATGTGTCATGCTTCTTCTTCTTGCCGGGATGGGCAGTGATAGCAATACTATTGCCATGTTTGCTTGGATAGCTGTGGCCGCTATATTGCTGTATTTCGGAAAGTCTTTTGATTTTCAGAACAAGGAGGCGAACCAATAAAATTAACTTATAAAAATTGAAATCATGGAAGAAAAGAAATGCAAGGTATGTGGAAGAACGCTGCCAATAGGCAATTTTCGTATAACACCGTTCGCCGAAGACGGACAAGCCTCCATTTGTAAGCAATGTGCCTTACAGAAAAGGCGGAGTAAGGATAACACGAAGCCTCTTGAAAATTTGGACAATGGAGACCCGAAATTTGCCGGGATAACGAGTAGGGAATTATTGGATGAATTGCGTCGTAGAGGTTACAGCGGAGTTCTGAAAATATCGAGAGAAATACGTGTATAAATTTTCGGGGTGAGTATTCCTCATCCCGAATTTTTCTCTTTTAAGATTCATTTTTTTTAATGTAAATAATTATATTTGTGAATATGACTAAGATAGTCAAAATATTATTCATAATCATTGTGCTGCCGCTTTGTGTTGGTTGTTTCGCTCGAAAGAAAACAATATCCGATCAAAGAGACAGTACGATAGTCAGGACTGTATTTCGTCTTGAATACATAAAAGACACGGTATTGTTAGAGATACCCGTTGAAAAAATATCCCAAACGATAGAGGACAGCAGCCATTTAGAGACCGATTTCGCCGTCTCTGACGCACGTATTTTGTTGGGCGGCAGATTGTATCATTCCTTGGAGAACAAGCCTCATAAGCGGCCTGTGAAAATAAATAGGCCGGTTGAATACAGGGACAGTATTGTTTACAGGGACAGAATTGTGGATAAAACGATCGAAGTACCCGCTCAGTTGAACAAGTGGCAAAGGTTTCAGATCACAGGTTTTTGGTTTCTTGTCGGCATAGTTGGGGTTGTGGGATTCATAAAGTTAAAGAAGTTACTATTTTGATAAACAAAAAAAAAGAATAAGCCATGAAGATATTCAGAAAATCGGAGGTAAAAGATGAGCGAAAGCAAGAGCAGTCCATCGAAAGTAACGGTGAAAGTAACGGCGACAGCATCACCGTCTTCAAAGAAGAGCGGAGGCGGAAAGCCGATATACCGGTCAAAGGCAAGAATACAAACTCATCTAAATACAGGTCGTAGAAAATGACAGAAGAAGAGAGCATAAAATCAATATTTAACATATTGAAAAGAGCTACCATAACAATTAAGATTGCGCCTTTTGTTTTGGTATTTCTGTATGCTTTTTGTATTATTTCATATATGTTTACTAATGAATCAACTCAAATTTGGCTTGATTTATTATTCTATATCTCCCCATTGACTGTTGTTTTATTATACATTCTATCAATAATCATGAAAATGTGTATTTGGCATAGAATAGAATGTATATTGCCATTAACGCAGTTATTGATAGTTATTATTGATACCATTTATCCATTAACTGAAATGGCTGCATTCGTGAATGTTTTTTCATGTTCTGTACTGTTGCTGTTGTCTGTTATTAATGGATATTTCACATTCATACGAAGATGATACTAAGCATAAAAGAAATAAACTTCCCGGAGTACGCTACTCTTTCAGAGGCAACTGTAACGCTCTCTGATATGGGTGAAAAAACTATTACCGCAAAGGTAAAGATAGATGGGGATATTACCCCGGATTTCTCCTATGATTGGGAGGTAGAGTTCATGGGAGAGAGATATGTCCACCCATCCCGCAGCCCGCAAGCGTCCAAGGATAATACTTCTTCCAGTTCATCTGTTGATTTGACATTTAAGCATAAAGCGATCGTTGAATTACAGAGGTATTATTTCGTGGAAATGACCTCCATAGAAAGTGGTACAGCCATAGCAGACAAATACAACGCTTCTCTCGGCTTAACTCTTCCCGATTTTATTATCGCCCTGAACAATGTCTTGTCTTATTACTATGGTGGACGCATTCAAGCGGTATTGAATCCGGCATGGGAGAGTTCGGATACTCCTTCTTTTGTGGAGATAAACTACACGTATATTTGGGATGTTTTGCAGAGCATATACGATATATATGCTGTTCGTTGGACGTTGGAGGCCGGAGATGAACAGGACACCTACCTCATCAAGTTTGGGTATCCATCCAGCGAGGCTTCACACATATTTGAATATGGGTATAAAGGTGGGTTAATCAAAGTAGAGAGACAGGTACAGAGTAGCGACATACGAAATATCATTCTTGGTCGTGGAGGTGATCAAAACCTGCCCTATCTTTATTTCAAGGACTATGAAAAATACCCTACTACCGGTAATAGCACGAATGGAGAATTTCGCCCAGACCCAGATGCCGTCCCCGAACTGAAAGACATATATTTTTTAGAGCTGCGGAGTGCCGAGTTCAGAAGCTATGTGCAAGGATGGGCAGCCAAGCATCATGAAGGAACGGTCACAAGAGAACAGGCTTATGTCCCTTCGGCCTGGGATAAGGGTTATTCTGACGAAAAGTTTGACCCCATAGAATACGTCAAAGATGAAGACAGCATCACCAAATATGGTGAGCAATGGGGTGCTTTAGAAAACAACGATGAGATATACCCTTCTATCCAAGGCAGCGGATATGATGATGTTGTAGCCGTAGAAAAGATACTTTCCGACGAGATAATAGATGACGACCAAAGCGCAGAATCCACCCATGTTCAGGGGTTGAATAAGAGTTTAGGCGCGATAAGCAAAAACTCAAAGATTGATTTTAGCGCAGACAGCCGAGATTCCAATATATTCTTTACGATAGACAGTGAAAGAACAGGAGTTCTTACTGTAACTTCTTCGAGTGTTACCGGAAGATTCAAGTCTGGAGAAGGTATCAGAGTTGTATTCACCTCATCTGGCAGCTACAAGGAAAGTGATGGAGAGATCATCATATCGGATAACAAAATAAGGGTTTACGAAAAGGATACAAACAAAGAGGTAAATCCATCCGCAATACCTTCCGGGGAGTATTATTATGTGTGGTCTTTTTCCGTGGAGAATAGTTTTGTGGAAAAGGATGTGCTCGACTGTTTGGCCAGCATAGCCAATTTAAGCCTTATCACTTCTGATAACTCCGGCAAATCAAACCCTAATGTTTTTGATATTTGGGTGAAAAATATTTGGGGTACGGAGAAGCAGGATGGGGAAACAGATGAACAGTATGCCGAAAGAGTATGGAAGCCTATTCTTGGAGCTAATGGCGAGGAAGCTCAAATCACATTTACAACAGGGTTGCTGGCTGTAAGCAGCGATTATCAGTTCACGATCGTTTCTACACCTGTATATGACACAAGCAAGTCAAACGGAGAGGCTGTATCTCATTGGAGAATAACTTTAGCCAAGAGTGATGCTGAATACGATGCAACCGGGCTACTCATACCGAATACCAAGGTAAATGCGAAAGCGGGCGATCTGTTCTTTTTCACAGGCATTGAATTACCTCACCAATATGTTGTTTGGGCAGAGGAGCGTCTTCATGAATATAAAAAAGACAGTTTGCTTTCTGTGGCTGAGATACAGCCAACGTGGGTTGTTAGCATCGACAAGGTACGAGCCAATCAGTTGGAAGGTGATGAAACGCAGAAAATAATTGATCAGTTATCCGTAGGAGCGTCAATACGTCTTCGGGATAAACGTTTTATGACAATAGGGGATGATTCTCCCTATGTGGTTCTATATGTGCAATCTGTTACATATTCATGGAAAGAGCCTTCAGATAACAGTTTATATCTTTATCCAGATATAGAAATAGTTCTTTCTGACAAGGTTGCTACGGTGTCAAACCCAGTTGAAAATTTGTCCAACGAGGTAAGTTCTCTCCGGCAGCAGATAGGAGTAGGGCTTTCCAACATGGAGCAGGTAGTCAGAAAGATTGGGGACAGAACCTATTTGCGTAAAGATGGCCTACCCGATGTAGAAGCTGGTAACATTACCTTTTATGGAGATACAGAGCATAGAGGTGTTACTCTGTTCCGGGGTGATACGATATTCGGCAAAGAAGGCTTTGCCGGAGGGATAACTGGATTCGGATGCAAGATTGACAAATATGGCAATGGAGAGTTTGAAAGCCTTATTATTCGCCGTTTTCTGGAAGTTCCCGAATATAGATATAATCGTATTGACATTCAGATAGGGAACAAATGGCGCGCTCCGGGAGGTGGAATCATAGAATCGGTTGTGATTGACCGTGATGATTCCGGCAACCCGATGGATACGGGAACCATATATCTTCATTTGGAAGATGGAGAGATAGGTACCATTGCGGTTGATGATATTTGCTCCGGAATATACCATGACGAAAATAATTTCAGTAACAATTCCACAGAGGACACGGACGACAGCAAGGGTAATTTCATGTTTTCTGGATTTGCTACTTGTTATTTCCGTATTACGGAGGTTTTCGCTGAAGGAGGAAATGCCTCTTTCAGATACTCCATACGCCCGGTCTCATCTTCATGGGGGTTAAGCAATCATCCCGAAGCGGGAATGCACTTTGTTTCTTACGGTAACTTTTCGGATGTTACCCGTCAGACATCAAGGTATTCCACTCGTACTTACGAGCGTTACCTTAAAGATGTGAATGATTGGGAGTTCAGCGTAGAAAACATAGGCGCCCAGTTTGGAGACCTCTCCAATTTGAATGTTTTTGGCTTGAATATGACGGGATATTCGGCCTACCTGAACAACATCTATATGACTGGTGTAATAAAGCAATTTACGCCATCAGGAGAAGAAATACCCACTATAAATGACAGAGGGGTATGGGATGAAAACGAAACGTATCATGAAAACGATGATGTTTATCATAATAATTCAAAATGGAGATGCGTTGTAGAATCTACCACGACAGAGCCTTCAAAAGATAACCCAGATTGGGAGCTGCTTCAAGAGGCTGCAAAAGGGGATAAAGGAGACCCCGGAATACAGGGATGTATCGTAAGAACATCTCAATGGACGGTAGGTGTAGAGTATAGAAACGACGAATCTTTAACCACTGAAGAAGAGCTTAGATTCATAGACTATGTTGTAGTTGGAGATAATGATAACTTCAACATATACAAGTGCTTAAATACTCATACTTCAAGTAATACATCAACACCGAGCGATAATTCAGAGTATTGGCAACGTATCAATACGATGTATCCTATTTATACTCCGACTATACTTGCAGACAATGCAGTATTTCGTTTCGGTCAAGGTAATAGAATACTCATAGTAAACGACGCAGGAGAAGTATGTGGATTCTTCCAAAGCGGCGAAAATTCGTTAGGTATTGGGAGTGATGATCCGAGTAAATGCAATTTCTTTGTAAACAGCAAAGGAGATTTATACGCATCGAATGCCAACATAAAAGGTAATATACAGGCAAACAGCGGTAGCATCGCCGACTTCACCATCCAAGGGAAGGAAATCGTAGGCCGCGACGGAACGATCGTCCTGCAAAACGACCTTCTCACGTCCCTCTCCGCCTTGCTCTCGGGGGAAGAAGACACCTACTCCATCCCCATCGGCAGTGGAGCCACCGCCTCGGCAGAAAAAGCATCGGACGGGCAGAGCAACATCATCACGGTGGACACCATCACCGCCACGACCGACGTGCCGCTGTCCGACTACACTACCCACGCCGGCGTATTGCGTTTTGCGGTGGACTTCCAAGTGGACACCCTCCTTCCCGAAATGGGCATCCTCACCGGAGAATCGCCCACCGCCACGTGCGAAGTCTTACAGGTGGAAGCCTCGGGACAGGAAACGGTCATCGACCGCTTTTCCCTGCTGGCAGGTCGTAACAACCACCTTACCTTCATCAATTCCCCCGCCTCCTACCGTATCCGAACGAGCTACGAGGCTACGTTTACCGTAGATTGGTTGGAGCGTCCCGAAGGAGAAACGCAGTTCCCCATTCTCGAAGTATCGGCGAGCGTAGCCATCGTCGGGTATGAAGGGGCGGACACCCTTTCCTATCAGGCCAACACCCCCTCTACCCGCATCGGTACGGACGGGCTGTTTTCCTTCTGGTCGCCCCAGCAATACCTGTACTTCTCAAAGGACGAAGGCTTCAGCCTGCGCAGCGGCATCACCCTCACCTCGCCCAACGGGGAATACTCCCTGACTATTAACGACCAAGGGATCAGCATCAAGGGCGAAGCCGGAACGGATGCCTCGAACAACACCGTGTCTTTCACGATGGCCGGTACCCGGGTGAACATTTCTACCGGAGAGAAACTATCGGTCGCCTTCGGGAAGATCGCCCGGTGGCTTGCGGACTTGAAAACGGTGGCCTTCACCGGGAAGTACTCCGACTTGGACGGTCGCCCCACCAGCCTCCCGGCCAACGGGGGAAACGCAGATACGGTGGACGGCAAGCACGCCTCGGACTTTCTCCCCACCAGTGCAAGGGGCGCAGTTTCGGGTGTAGCCTCGCTCGACGAGAGCGGGCGCGTCCCCGCCGCACAGCTTCCCTCCTACGTGGACGACGTACTGGAATACGCCACCGTGAGTGCCTTCCCTGCGCAAGGAGAAGCCGGGAAGATATACGTTGCCACACAGACCAACCTCACCTACCGATGGAGCGGCACGGGCTATGTGGAGATAAGCCCATCGCTTGCCTTGGGCGGCACGTCTTCGACGGCCTTCCCCGGCGACCGTGGCGTAACGCTGGAAACGAAAGTGTCCGGCATCCTCGACGGGGGCTTAAAGGTAGCCAAGGCCACGAGTGCCGATACCGCCTTGGAAGCCAACCACGCCACCACTGCCGACACCGCCACGCAAGCCACCAACGCGGACTACGCCAACTCCGCTACCAATGCTTCCTACGCCGTTCATGCGCAGGAGGCGGACGAAGCTACAAGCGCCGATACAGCCTCTGCACTTCTGCGCCCGGACAACGGCAAAGTAGAGGCTTTGTGGAAAGATGTAGAGGAGACAATCGTGGAACTCTACGCCGGGGAAGGGAAAACGGTCTACGTCGCCGAAGCAGGCCATGCCACCAGTGCCGACACCGCCACCCGCGCTACGCAGGACGGCAACGGAGCCAATATCGCGCAGAGCTACCTGCGCACCATGGGCGACGCATCTAATACCACAGCGAATTTCAACCCCGACGACGAATCCTCCGCGCTCGATCCCGTATCGGGCGGCACGCTCTGGTCTACCTTCGGGCGCATCGTCCGCCGCTTGCGCGACATCGTATCCGGGGCGATCGCGGTAGCCAAGGCCACCAGTGCGGACGCGGCCACTCGTGCCACTCAGGACGGCGACGGAAACAACATTTCCTCGACCTACCTCAAGCGCAGCGGAGGTCAGATGGAAGGGATGTTGAGTTTGAGGATGTATTCCGGCACCGATCCCGGAGGAGAATTGTCATTTTTCGGCAACAACGAGAAAGACAGCAACGGAGCATTGATTTACGGCATCACTTCTTTCGGATCATCCACTCCCGTATCCATTAGAGGGACTTGGATACAGAGTTATTTGGGGTTGCATTTTGTAGGAGCAGGTAAAACGCTTACCATCAATGGGGATGGTGTAGCAGCAGAAAAATTTATAGGTAATCTGCAAGGAAATGCAACTAATGACGGGGACGGGAATGAAATCTCCGATACCTACCTAAAGCGTATCGGCGGGGTAATGACCGGCACACTGGTACAGAAAAAAAGCAACTGCTCCATCCACACCGACGTAGCCTCCTACCGAATGCCGGACAACCATACCGGGTGGGTGCGGATCGATTTTGGTCTGATGAATGCCGAACTGCTCGGGGTTATCGACCTGATCGTCTACGGGAAAGGCGGTATCTCCATCGACTTTTCCGGTTATACCTACGTCAGCTCTTCCAATCCTACGGCGAACAACTGGTACGCGCCGAAGTACGGCATTCGCGGGAGCCTCGACGCACCCTTGCCCACCTTGCGCTTTGCCAAGGACAACACCACCGGGCGACGTTACATCATGATCGGAGGCGACAGCTTCAAGTGGGGACCTTACGGCTTCATCTCCCTTTCCAAGGTAGTCCTCGGCTCGCTGGGCAATACCACCGGGGATTTGGACGTATCCATCGAGGCCGTATCGGGCAATTATGCCGACCTCGGACTTACCAATGCCTCGGTGTCGAACCCTTCGGTGAGCGTAGAAGTGGAGCGCGCCCGTCAGGATGGCAACGGCAACGACATCCCCTCAACCTACGCCACGAAAGCGGAACTCCCGTCCGTGTACGTGGACACAGTACCCTCTAACCCCAAAGACGGGGACATACTCATCACCACAACGGACTAACCCCATGGCACAAGCAACCGACCTCAAAGTATTCTCCGCTGGAACATCTCATAGCCTCATCGGGCAAAAGATGTATGCCTCCGGAGCCTATCGTACCCTCAAGGGAGGCACCGCCGTGTACCAGAACGGACAGTGGTACATCTACTCCGAAGCCCTCAACGCGCAGGTATCCCTCGCGGTAGCCTCCGCCACGCAGATCGACTTCACCTTCCAGAGCCTTCCCAGCGCACCGTTCCGCCCCGAAGGGCTGTACTCGATCCGCAAAACCGTCCTGCAAGTCTCCCTGAAGTTCTCCGGACAGATGCACTTTACCGACGACAGCGCGGACGCCTACCAGTACACCACCGATCCGCTCCCCTGCGACGGGGTGCTGCATTCCTTCTCGGACACCACTTCTGCAACCCCCGGGAAAGAACTCTACCAGGTGGACATCTATGACGTGGAAGTACTCT